AATAGATGGTATGCAGATAAAACGCAATTAGATCGATGGATTGAAAAAACAAGAATATGAAAATAGAGAAAGGCGGTGGCGGATAGGTTCAGAATTTGATATAATTAAGACAGTAACTGAACACTATCTATTATCTGCTGGAAGGAGATAATAGTGGGAAAATCGTTAAAAGGAAAGGAACTTGGAAAAGGTATAAGCCAAAGAAAAGACGGATATTATGTTGGAAGATACACTTCAAAAAATGGAAGGCGTATTCAAAAATTATTTTTAAAGGCAAAAGAGTGTCAAAAGTGGCTTGCAGATAACCAGTATTCAGATGAACATAGCAATATTGATTTTCCGCAAGACATGATTGTAAGCGCATGGTACGATTACTGGATTTCTATAAAAGAGAAAACAGTAAGACCGAATACGGTAAGAAATTACAGAGAAAGATATAATAAAAACATTGCTCCTGTTATAGGACATAAGTTGCTGAAAGAAGTAAATACGATACATTGCCAACAGATTATGAACAATATGTCAGATGATGGTTATAAGACCACTACAATATACCAAGCAAGGATAGCACTTTATAATATGCTTGATTATGCCTATCAAAATGACATAATTTCTAAAAACCCATGTACTAAAATGGTAAAGTACGACATAGGAAAACCGTCAGAAAAGAAAGAAGCACTTACTATTGAAGATCAAAAGAAATTCTGCCATGAAATAGTTGGTTGCCCTTATGAATATCAATACCTTTTTATCTTGCAGACTGGTTTAAGGACTGGTGAATTGGTTGCTTTAGAATGGAAAGACATTGATTTCAAAAATAAGACCATGATTATTTCTAAAACTATGGAGTACCGACATTCGACTAAAGAGTGGAGAAAAGGAGAACCGAAAAGTAAATCCGGGTATCGTACTATTCCATTGACAGATGAAGCAATTCGATTGTTGAAATTACAGAAGAAGAAAAATCAGTTATTACCTTTTATATCTTTGGAGTGGAAAGATGTCGTATTCGTTTGTAAAAAAGGTACGCCAGTTAAAAATAGTACATACGACACAATGCTTTTTAAAGTATGTGAAAAAGCAGGTATACGAAAAATTGCAATGCACATATTAAGACATACTTTTGCAACGAGATGTATTGAAGCAGGAATGATGCCAAAAACATTACAGACACTTTTGGGACACTCAAATATAGGCATAACAATGAATCTTTATGTGCACACGACAGACGAACAGAAGCAGAAAGAAATAAGTATGGTTGCAGATGCTTTGAAAGTAATTTGAACTAAATTGGTACATAATTGGTACATAAATACAAATTATAAAGAAAGAAATGCCGTAAAATCAAGGCATTTAAGAGGTGATGAAAAAATATGAAATTAGGTATCGTTATATTTTGCCATATTTCACGTATTTTCTTATAATCTTACAAAACCTTGCAAATGCATTGTTTATCAGTATTTTTGACATTTTATTCTTTAACGTAGTTTAACATTATTCTTTATAATTTAATAAAAATTGGTACATAATTGGTACATAGAAAAGCCTTATGCAAATGATATTTTAACGAGAGGAAAATGATATTTTCACTCTCTTTTTTTATGCCAAAATTTAAGCATAAGGAGGAATGACCTTATGGCAAAATTCAGATTTTCAGATGAAGCACTGGAGCGTATTTTTAGCAAAGAACGTACAAGTGAAGTTCCGATTAAGTATCAATCAATCATGGTTCATGTAATCGAGGAAGTTTTAGGAGAAACGGGTAATGCTTATGAATTTCAGTCCGTTGGGACTTTTGAACAAGCCGACATATCAGACCCTTGATGAAGTGGAAATTGCGAAACAGATAGAATCAATGGAAGAAAGTGAGAACAGCCATGCCGCAGCCGATTATGAATCCAAATTATTTCAATCCGCAGTATAGAACACCTATGTACGGACAGTTTATGCCACAACAAGAACAATTCCAACCACAGCAGTTTATGCAACAGCCACAGCAAAACGCAGTACAGATGTACGGTCGCATTGTGCCAGCGCAGGAATGCATAGCACCGAATGAGGTTCCTATGGATGGCAATACGGCATTTTTTCCTAAACAGGATATGTCAGAGATCTATGCTAAATCCTGGGGAGCGGATGGAAAAATCTACACAAGGATCTACAAGCCTATTTTAGATGCAGACCCTAACAATTTACCGTCTGACACAGAAAAGGCAAAATTTGACCTATCAGACGAAGCCACAGCGGTATTTATGAAGCGTTTCGATGAACTGGAGCAAAAGATTGAACAGTTGAAATCTTCGCAATCGCAAAGAAAATCTTCACAGACATAAAGAAAGGAAGATGCTGAATGAACCAACAGATGATGCAAATACTTAATCAGATTAGAGGTATTCGCAATCCACAACAGGCAGCTATGCAAGCACTTCAACAGGCGGCATCCAGTGGAAATCCTATGGCAACAAGTATTTTAAGTAAAATCAACAGTGGGGATATGAATGGTGCCGGACAGATTTTGAATAACTGTATGGATACTAATGGAATCAACATGAATGAGATAAGAAGTTTTTTTGGAATGTAGTACATTTTGGGTTGTGCGCACAGAAAACCGGGTATCCCATTTGTAAATAAAACAAATGGAGGTAACAAAATGTTTAACGCTACATCTCCCAGTCTGGCAGACATTGCTGCTGTGACTGGAAACAACAGAAACGATGGTATGTGGGATAATGGTGCATGGTGGATCGTGATTCTCTTAATCTTCGGTTGGGGAGGTTTTGGAAATTTCGGTGGAAACGGCATGAATGGCGGTGTAGGTTCTGAGGTTCAGAGAGGTTTTGACACTCAGGCTATCATCGGTAAGCTGGACGGAATCAACAACGGTCTGTGTGACGGATTTTACGCTGTAAACAACGGTATGCTTACCGGATTCAATGGCGTAAATACCAACATTTTACAGACCGGCTATGGCATCCAACAGGCTATCAATGCAGACACCGTAGCAGGAATGCAGAATGCTAACGCTTTACAGGCACAGTTAGCGCAGTGCTGCTGCGATACCCGTGAAGCTATCCAGGGTGTGAACTACAATATGGCAACGAATACTTGCGCATTGCAGAACACCATGAACAACAACACTCGTGACATTATCGACAGTCAGAATGCCGGTACAAGAGCAATCCTTGACTACTTATGCCAGGATAAGATCGCTACTCTGCAGGCAGAGAACAATGATCTGCGAAGAGCCGCTTCACAGGATCGGCAGAATGCACTTCTCACTACTCAGATGGCGGCTCAGACACAGCAGATCATCAACACTGTGAAACCTGCACCTATTCCTGCATATCAGGTTCCAAACCCTAACGTATATTACGGGTGTGGTTGCAACACTGGTTGCGGATGCTAAAACTGCATATCGAGTAACTTAACCTTATGGTTATGTCTGCTATGCAGAATTACTGACAACATGGGGCAGACTACATGGTTTGCCCCTATTATTTTGAAAGAGAGGTATTTATTATGGCTGAATATACAGCAGTAGCATTACAAACTGTGGCAGCAGGAGCAGACGTTGCCTTTACCGAAACTGCAGTGAATGGAAGTAACTGTATCACTCATAGAGAGGGATCCGGGATTGTGAAACTTAGAGGTATCACTAATCAGTGCCGGGCAAGATTCCTTGTAAGCTATTCCGGAAACATTCAGATTCCCACTGGTGGAACTGTTGGGGAAATTTCCCTTGCACTGGCAGTAGACGGAGAACCTTTACAGTCCACAAGAATGATTGTAACTCCGGCAGCAGTAGAGAATTTCTTCAATGTATCTGCACAGGCTTACATTGATGTTCCTCGTGGATGCTGCAGCACGGTAGCGGTTCAGAACACTTCCACACAGGCTATTGAAGTGCAGAACAGTAATTTAATTGCCGTTCGTGAAGCGTAGGAGGTGAAAAATCATGGATGTTAAAAGAATGCATGAAATGATTGAAAAACTTTCTGAATGCGCTAAAGCGCAGTTTGACAAAGGAATTGACAAGGTAGATACTTGCGAAATGGGAAAGGTCATCGACATGATGAAAGACTTGTCCGAAGCTATGTACTACCGTGAGTTGACAAAAACCATGCAGGAATATGACCCGGACGAAGTCATGGAAATGTTTGAACGTTACGGTGACGGTGGTAAACGTTTTTACGACCATTACCGCTATGCTGATGGAAGATTTGCACCTAAAGGGCATGGAACGTACCGCAGAGGATATGAGGAACCGCCTTATTATCACATGACACCGGAAATGTATCACCGTGACATGGACAGAGACATGGGAAGAATGTACTACACTGAATCTTCTGCATCTACTGGTCCCATGCGTGATGCAAGAGAGGGTAGAAGCGGCATGAGCCGTAGAGCCTACATGGAAAATAAGGAACTGCACAAAGCTAACACTCCTGCGGACAAGGAAGCAAAAGTGCGTGACCTGAACACCTACATGACGGAACTGGCAACGGATATGTCTGAAATCATTAATGATGCCACACCGGAAGAGAAATCTGTCCTTAAAAGCAAGCTGTCTGCACTGGTAACAAAAATCGGATAACACACATAAGGGGCTTATTTAGCCCCTTTTATGTTGGAGGTGGTAAGATGTTCACGATAAATGGAATCGTTTGGAATTTAAGGCTTGTAGAGCCACACAGTACTATGTTAATGCGTTCTGATAACACATATACGTTTGGAATGACAGACCGAAATACGCAGTGCATTTATATTTCCAACAGAATCAATGGCTCATTCTTTGACCGTGTTCTCTGCCATGAGTTGTGCCATGCGTTTGCATTTTCATACAACCTTACCATGCCGATTGAGGTAGAAGAGATTGTTGCAGACTTCCTAGCCACTTATGGAAGAAATGTGTTTACACTGGCTGATAAAATTATCAAAGATTACATGAGAATGCTTGCGTAAATTTTTCTTGAATGATACAATGTAGGTGTTCAGGTTATAATTTAAACCAGCTGAGCAGTAGAAATACTTTTCAGCAAAAGCGCATCAAACATGTATTTTTAAAAGAAGAGTGTCCTTGTCGTGGAGGGCATTCTTTTTTTGCATAGAAAAGACCCCTGTTATGGGGTCTCTTCTTTTGTGCAGTCCTCTAAATCTTTCTGAAGAATTTTAGATGCGAGGTCTGAAAGCTGTTTAAAGTAGGTGATTACTTCGGAATTTCTGCACTTGTAGTTTCCGGTCATTGTAATGTAAATTCTCTTTGCTTCATCAAAATTATACGTTCTTCCCAAAACTTCAAGTAAGTGGTGCATATATTCCTTTGATGTAATGTCGTAGCAACGGCAGATGTAATTAATTTTTCCACGGTTGATGCAAAACCAGTCTGTCTCAATCGGCAATACTGGCTTTTCCTCGATTGCCGTTGTGGGTTGCTGATTCTTTACCGTAAAGTAAGCATTAACAAGAGTCCTTTGAACATTCCAAGCCGTATCATCGTCAAGGCACTTAACAATCATAAGATACCCTGTTTCAGTAAATAAATATGTTCTCATATATGGATTTCCCATTATCTTTGAGTTGGGAGACACCATGTCGTTCAACTCTTTTCTTGTGATTTCAAAGTAATCAACATCTTTTAGAAAATGTTTCCTTTTTCTTTCAAAATGTTTTACGAGCCTTTTCCTATCACATTTATGAACATTGCATATGTCACTAAAACTTACAACCATTTTCCCATGGTATTCTTTGACCGACAACTCTGTACCCTCAACGTTTACCAGTTCCGTCATATGCTACCTCCTAAATCTGTGGAACGTAAGAACCATTCATAATACCGATTGCCAACTTCATTCCCTCTACGGCATAGTAGTTAATAGTTTTCACTTCACATTCTGAAAAAGAATCCATGAGTTCTTCAAAGACATTTTCACTCACGATTTCCTGAAGCTTATCAAAGAACGGCTTAAAATATTCTGATGATTTATCTCCTTTTTCCGCAGTGTTGATAATCTGACTTTCGAATACGATTTTTAAAAATTTGTCCATGATTTTCTTCTCCTTTTGATTGATTTTCCCAAAAGAAGATGTTAAAATAAGTTATCACTTCTTTGGGAGTGGGTTAGAGTAGTTGAGAATCTTTCGCAGGATAGCAACTACTCTATTTTTTTGCTAACAGCAAGTGTATACCTTGCCTTATTGCTTCGCCTTTGGTTATCTGATGTTCTTCACAATATTTCTCTAATTTCTGTTCTGTTTCATCATCCAACCTTATGCTAAAGCGGTTAGCCTTTGGCTTTTCAGCCTTTGGTCTACCTACTGGTGACATATTTTTCACTTCCTTTCTTGTCACACCTTTATTATATATGTGTGACATAAATTAGTCAAGCACTTTATTCAAAAAAATAAGGGCACCTTTGCGGATGCCCTTAAAATTACTCTATATATAATGGCATAAATTCACATTTGTTGTAACCTTTCCATGAATTTGTGCTGTATCCTATTATTTTCCCATAAACAGTTATTTTTTCACCACCGGAATAATCTGTTGCGTTTAATCCATAATCATTAGAAAATAGTACATTGATTTGCTCTCCCATATAGCTTTCAGTACCTTCTCTCAAAACACAGCATTTTAAGAAATTCCTTTGTAAATTGTATTCTCCAAACATTTCTTGAATATAATCATAATACATATCTTTTGCTCTTAATTCATAAAGTTCTGACACAAAAAGATTTAGTTTTACATCTTTTCCATCTAAATCATCTTGGGAAAAAAATATATCATCATAGAATAATTCGACACATGATTTTTTATATTCCTCTTCTGATAAAACATCTTCCTGCTCATATTCTACATAATTTTCATTTTCCATTACATTACTTTCTGATTGATTAGCCGTAGACTCTATTTTAGAATCTGTTTCTTGATTTGTATGTTCTCCTTGATAATCAAGATAGTTTTCGACTGATTCATTTGGTACTTCCATAGTTTTACTTTCTGCTTCTGTCACAGACTCTATACTTACATTATTTGAAACATTTTGGTTTTCCACATTTTGACCACCTAAAAAATAAACAAGAATTACAATTACAGAAAAAATAATTGAAAACCATGAACCGCTGTGATTTTTGTTATTTTTATCGCCTTTAACAATATCAATAATGGCTAAAATAATTGCTACTGGAATTGTAAGACCAAGAAGAGTGAATACAACAGATAGTATACTTAATATGCTTTGCTTTTTCTTTTTCTTATTTTGTTGTTCCACAATATCAATGTCAAATTTAGCCATGCAAAAATCACAATATCCGATACGATGATAAACTGGCAAGCCTTTCTCATCCGTAGCCACCTGTTCCGGAACAACTCTCATTTCTTTACCACATTTGTAGCAATTCATAATATTTCCCCCTTCTAGGTTTTATTAAAAATCTCATTATTTGAGACTTTTTTCGTAAAAAATTTTAATGTGTTTCTTTTGATACCCCGGTGGGTCTACATTTCCATCCGAAAATTTCGTTTTCAGAGGTTTTTGAAAAGAAAATTTTTCGTCAAAATATAATGCAAAAAATTTCAATCCCCCCCGGGGTAGCACTTTTCAAGCTGAAAAATCCGTTTTCAGAGATTTTTCACTAATTTTTTTATGCCGATTCAAGGCATGAAACGCTTGTAAGCTCCTGTGGTGCATCCGGTCACCGTGTCGCAGCTTTCGCAAGGTCTCCAACAGCTGAAAGCATGGAACCATACGCAGACCGTAGCAGCTCCGCAGATTCCGGAGACAGGACACCCCTGGCAGATTCTACATTTAAAACGGTTTCCAGCCGTTTCCCGGCATCCGATACACTCTCCATGATGTCATATACATGACCGATTCCCACTTTTCGCATTTTGCAAAATCCCCCTTGTAATATTTGATTGTACACCAAGACAACGCAAACCGTCAATATATCCGTGGACATGATTTGAACGGACCGGATCCGGTAGAAAAGCAACGAAAACAGACCGCCAAACGGCAGTATATCACCCAACACACGACAAAAAGACGGTTGCAAGCCGTCTTTTATCTGTTTTCAAGTTCAAAAATTGCCCACCGAATGGCGGCGGCTGTCTCCGTGTCGTGCTCTCGCTCCGCACGCTCTAACAGATTGTAAAGTCTTTCAAGGTTCTTTTCTTTCATCCTGGTGACCTCCTCTTTTTAATTTTTGGGTAAATTCCACCCATAAAACCGCCGCCGGTAGTGATCCGGCGGGCATCCTCTGCGGCGGCTGTCAAGGTTCAAAATCTATAATTCCTAAATAAAATTGATCTTTAAAGTTATTAAAAAAATGATCTTTTAAATCTGATAATGTTTTTTCTCCATTTTTTAACGCTTCAAAATCACTCAACACCATTTCATCAGTATAATTTGCAAATTTATTATAACTGATTGATATTCTAAATTTTTCTCCAGATTTTACCCAACCCAAACGACCGGAATTTTTAGCAACTGGATATGCACCTATCTCATATCCATATAAATCCATATAATCTTTTGTGTTTTTATCGTGCCAATCCTCTAGCTGTATTAATGTACCGTCAGGCATTTTCGATTTTTCTATAATTTTCATTTTCTCGCTCCTCCGCATTTTTCAAATTTTCCCGTTTCCGGGTAAAAGCAAGCCGGGGCACGATCCCCGGTGTAAGCCTGTCTTACTTGCTAAATTTAACAATATGATAAATTATATCAAAAGAATGGCTTAATGCTCTTGCCTGTGTGTCTAACCATTCCTCGGATCTGTTTGGTTTGTTCTCGCCGCCACAAACCTTTTTTAACTCAGACGGGCAACAGAGACGTTCGGCAATGTCACAATCATAAATCAGAGAGCAGCCGCCCCAACTGTACTGTTTCCAGTCAGCGGCGCCATTCAGTAAAAGGCTTTTTAACTCTGTTTTGTCCTGCGGGATCTCTTCAACTTCCAGAGATTCTACAAGCTCATAAGCATAGATCTTTACACCTTTATTCCATGCGCTTCTTGCATTGATGTTGTTGATTGCTTCTAATAATTCATTCTTTCTCATATTGCTTTTACCTATTCACCCGTGTTATAATTTGGATGCCTTTCTTTTTGGGTGCCGGTGTTCGCTTGGTAGGTGGTCACCGGCTTTTTTATTTGTTGAGATAACTATATCATGTTATATATCATAAGTCAATAGCAAATTATATAAATTTTATATATAAAGTTATATATTATGTAATATAAAAAATTATATTGCAAACATATATAATATGATATATAATATGATAAAGATAAATTTACGGAGGTATAAAAAAATGGCAAAAACACCAGAATACACCAAAAAAGCAGTAAGCAATTACCGGAGCAAATACGACCTTGCGCAAATCAGATTGCCAAAAGGCACACGTGACAGAGCAGACAAAAACAACATATCTATTAATGATATAGCTGTATCGGCTGTATTGGCTTATTTAGACGCTTTAGAGCGCAAGACGGACAATTTACCGCAAGAGACGGAAAAGACCGCAGAAAAGGCAAATACAGAGCGTACAGAGGTATCCGAGAAAGTCGCACTGATGCAAGCAAACGAAAGATTGCACCAACTCCAGGAGCAGAGGAGAGCAGAGCGGAAAGCATTGGAACAACCGCAAGTTGTTGACGCTGAGGAATTTTTGAAAAATATCAATAAATAATTGCAATAAACTATTGACATATTATATAACATGATATATAATCAAGATACAAACAAACGAAAGGAGCGAACAAAATGACAGGAACACCAGAGCAGATCACAGCAAAGAAAGCCGCCCGGATCGTATCGACTTGTAGAGCGTTTTTCCCGTGGTATGAACCGCAGATAAAAGACAAATTCGAGCGGCAAGCGTTGGAAGAGTTAAAAGCCAAAGTTATCCCAGAGGTGGAAAGCTACACAGATGCTGCACAACTGATAGCGGATCGGCAGAAATTTGCAGACAAAACGTTGCTGCAAAAACTATTTATTAGGGCGTGTAGTCTTCGTTCACTGGATCCGGAATACCACAGAAATTTGGTACAGAAAAAGAAACAATTAGAGGACGAGCGCTGGAACCGATTACAGGACAGGCGGAAAAGATACAGTACATATTGTTAAAAATGAAAGGTTAAAAGGTGGCAAAAATGAGAAAAACAGTAGTAAACGAGTATGGAGTAAACATTGATTATGATTTGTCGGTATCTTTTATGGATGACGATTTGCGAGAGGAGATACACGGAGATCTTGCACCGTGCACAGATCAGCAATTTTTTGACGAGTATGCAAAACGGCACGAGCAAAAATTTAATGAGGTTTGGGAGCTGGCAAAAGAAAACCCTTGTTATTAAATATTCAGCGGAGCCGAAAAGCTCCGCTTTTTTGCATTGGAGTAAAAAGATGAAAGATAATATACTACCAAGAATCTGCAGAACGTGCGGAACCAGCTTTTTAGGTGGTCCAAGGGCGTTTTACTGCCCGGAATGCAGAGAGGAGCGAAAAAAAGAGCAAAGCAAGAAATATAAAGAGTGCATAAAACACGGCTCTATAATTACGCTCGGATCTGTTATACAGTGCGAGTCTTGCGGATGTGATATAATTAAATGCAGCGGCTTACAAAGATTTTGCCCTCAATGCGCTAAAAAACATTTAAAAATAATTGATAATAAACAATCTGAGGATTGGAATAAAAAGAACAAAGAAAAAGTCAAGAAATCTAAAAAAATATATATCGATAAAAAGCAATCAACCGGAATACATAAAAATAGCGGCATCCCTGGTGTTAATTGGGACACTGTAAAAAATAAATGGATTGCTTGCGTATCTGTTAATCACAGGCAAATCAAGATTGTGACCACATCAAACATAAATGTAGCAAAATCGGCAAGAGAGGAGGCGCAAAAAGCAAAAGAATCCGGATTATTAACAGATGATTTTATAAACATATTAAAATCAAAATATCGTAATCTATAAGCAGGTGTAACAGCCTGCTTTTCTTGATCTATTTTCACTGTGACATTTTAATGTGCTAAATTTTGTAGACAAATTGTAGACATTTTGTAGACGCAGATTAAATAAAAGGAGATTAGATAAAATAAAGGTTAGATAAAATAAAAGTAAATAAGTGCAGAAAGACATTGTATAACCAAGTATATATAAATACTAGAGCCGACCAGCTGCCACCATGTACCCATCTGCAAAAATTACCTGTCTGTCTGTCAAAAAATCCCATTTGTCAAATTTACACGGATGATATTTTTTAATCGCATGATTTTTATTTGATCAGGATCACCGGCAGACATACCACCATAACAAATTGTCAAATGCGTAAAAGGTTGTTGTGGATTTATAAATAGGTCTTGTGGTATGATAAAAGCAGTTAGGGAGCCGACGCTAACACGGTGCGAGTGACAGCGGTGCAAATCCACCCCCCTCTGGATATACAGCCGCCCAGATTGTAACCAAGACCACCGGAGCCGACAGACCGGAAACGATCAGAAGTCACTAGCTGATCACTTTTTTAGATTTATGTTTTACTGATACACGTTGAGGAGATCAAAAAAACATGGGTTTATTAAGTGATGCCTAGTGATTTTTTATGCAGATTTTTAGGAGGTGCAGAGCATGGAAAAAGTCGAAAACACAGAAACATCCCAGGTATATGAAAATGACATGGAATTATACCTATCCCAGTTCTGCAAGGATCAGAAAATCGAGGATATTAGACAAGAGTCTCAAAGCGTCTGGAATGCTGCACTTATGTATATTAAACGCCATGCATTTAATGATCCGGATTGTCTCAAGTCTAAAGAAATGCATAACATAGACGGTTTTTACGGTGGTCATAGTAATTATAATGCTTATAACTATGATTTAGTTAACCGTATATGTGATTATTATATATATATGTGTATGATGTATGATAAAGAGGTATCAGCTATAGGATTTAGCTTATTAACAGGTATAGACAGATATACAATAGCTACTTGGAGAGATGATGGGACTAAATCAAGTACACTAAGTTCTGACATCGGCAAAAAGATATCAGATTTCCGTGAAGAGTCTTTAAGCGCAAAACTTGCCACAGCAAAGCGCAACCCTGTTGGAATTTTGGCAATCCTAAATCGTCACTACGGCTGGAACCTTCCGGGAGTATCGAGAGAACAGCAGAACCACAAGCAAGCCTTGACCGCTTCGGATCTGCCACAGTTAGGCGGCACAAATGGACAAAATACATCAATGTTGACCGATTCCGGGGCTTATGACGATAGCAACGTAGATGCGAATGAGTAGCAACAACAGCTGAAACGTGCGAAAATACTGGATAGTTAAGGATGTGACAATAAACTATTCCATAAAGACGTGTTTAACGCATAGTTAAAACCAAGGGGGAAGGGGTCTATGTGAAACCTTAAAAACCACCCATCTTAGTCCCACAAATATTTTTTAAAACAAAAAGGCCTATTACGGAAAGTGAGGTGACATACATGGAATTAAGCTACACACAGAACAAATTAGAATTCAACAGAGTTTCTTTCAAGGACGAATTAAAAGACAAGCTAGGGACGGTATGCAGTAACTGCGGAAGCAATATAGGAATTGAATATCATCACGTAGTACCTTTAGCACTTGGCGGTACAAACAACATTGGAAATATTGTCCCACTTTGCCATGTATGCCATCAAATTGCACATGGTTCCAGGAACATCAGAGATATAAAGAAACCTGAAAACACTGGTAGACCTAGAAAGCCGCCTGTTCCGGGCTATCTGAAAATCCTAGACGAATATAAGAAAGGCAAGATAGGCAGAAAAGAATGTGAGAAACAGTTGCAACTTACTCATGGAAGCAAGCTAACTGATATGTGGTTCTATAAGAAATACCTGAAAGATAATCGCATAAAGGTTCTTAAGAACCGGATAGATATGTTAAACACACCAAAATGTTTGAAAATGGATCACTCGCAGGAATTTGTAGCAAGGGTTGTTTATGAAGACGGAAAAGAAGAAAAGTTCTTCGCCTGTGGTTGATTTTAAAAATTTCCTCAAAAATAAAAAAAGACCAATTAAGGAGAATAGCCGTGATACCATTCATTCAAAAAGATAAGGCTATTACAAAGGCTAGAAGATATTTTAAAAGATATGGATATCGTGTAGTTGGAAGTAAGACCACTAACGCCTATGTGTATGTAAAAGCTGTCAGCTATTTAAAAAATCCGGTTATTGGGAGAGTAAGTCTCAATACGGGCACAGTGGTAGCAATACTGAATGTAAATAGCTGCCCGGTAGAAATCACAGATGGAAAATACGATTAACAGGAGGAAACGCATGATTTTTTTACTTGTTATGCTATTTTGGATTTTATATACATTGCAGGCTCCTTGGTGGATGTATTTGCTGTTGATCCTCATGGGGATATGTGGAACCAAGGATTGAGGTTATAGCTTATGCAAATATACGGAAAAGAAATTAAAGACGAATGTTCAAAATGCGGTGAAGTCCTGCAATGCGAATTGTTTCTGCAAGGTCACGGAATCAAGAGAAACCGTGAGAACGTTACGGAAATGGTTAGCTGTCAGATGAAGCACCAAAAGAGCAGACTTGATAAAGAGCCTAAAGAAGATTTGCCAGTTAAGGAGAAATGTGAATTGCCGCCGGAGATTAAAGAGATTTACACAGAAGTTTGGAAAATCCATAAAGAGTGCGCTAATCCGAAAACGGATGATGACTGGGAACATCTTATCAGACAGAGCAATTTAGTAATTAAGATGCACGGAAACAGCTTGTTTGTAAGGGAACTGGTGCAGACAATGATTGATGAAATTGAAGGAAGGACAAAGAAAAAATGAAAAGGATAATCAAGAAATTCTTAAAAGTATGTTCTTCAACAGCATTACTTACTATTTGCGGAAGTTGTTTTCAAATTGCACGGGATTCTAATGCAGATACGATTTCAAGAGTGCTGTGCATTGCGTTCGGACTGATATTTATGATTGCAAATTACTTTGTGTGGGAGGTAGAGTTAACATGATTTTATTCATAATTTTGAAAATCGAGACAACCGCAGTAATGGCGTTTTTCGCAATAGCAAGTGCATTTTATGCTCCGAAGCAGAAAACGGCATCAGACGGAGTAATTTTATTCGCGTTTGCAATGTTCCTTGCATTTGGAATAACTTTCATGTGGGTATAGCCTATGTGGTTACCGGAGATTATGCGAATTATCCCATATCACAATGTTGAATGGGTTAAATTCATAAAGCCATTGTTATTGCCGAATATCCGGTGTTGTGTTGGAATTGGATATGTGGCAGAGAAATCAAGGCATCAAGAGTGTATGCAGCCTGTGTGTGGGAAATGAAAAATGAAATAATGCGTTCGACAACACAAAGTTTTACAGAGTACCGTGCGCAGGCGTGACAATTAAGCAATATAGGGTGTTTCACGAAAATAATCCGGGAGCAGATGGTCTCTCTCCCGGAGTTTAGGGCTATCGCCAAGCGGTAAGGCACAGCACTTTGACTGCTGCATCCCAGGTCCGAATCCTGGTAGTCCTGTTTCGCAGATGTTTTCTTCTTTCGGTCTTTGCCATCTGCGAATATTCCATCTACATGGAATACTCCTTTCACCTCATAGCGGAATGCTGTTAAGAGCCGTCGCAAGGCTCGTGAGGTTTTCAGGTTTAGCCGTAGTAGTTACCTGCTTCGATTGGTCGGCAAAAGAATTACGGCAGCGGCTGGCATACCCACTCAATGCAGAAATGTGTATGCCACATCTTAAGGCATATTTCCGGCACTTATCCCACGGTGTCGGAGATTGTCAGTAAAGACATAAAAATCCTGCACTACCCTTGCAGACATAAAATGGGTGTATGTGGTGACAGAATAGGTATTATTAATGTGTAAGGCTTGATAATGGTCGGGCGTTAATACGCTGGCAGACGTTCACAGGAATGCAAGCTATGTGAGGTGCAAATCCTTACCCACATATTTGACAATGTAAATTTACCTTGCTTACTTGTTCGGTGCATAAGAAATGGCTGGCGAGGGAAACCGAGCTTCATTGTCAACATAAACGAACGCAAGATCGCAACTTGCAAGTAGGGTTTTGACGGCATAGTGCGAGAACAGTTCGATTCCTATGCTTGGAGCGAGCGAGTTGCAAGTCCTTACGTCAAAAGCTTCCGGTTCGCTACCGGATAGAGTGTTGGTGGCAGAATCCCACTTGAATTAAAAAATGCCGTAAGTGTTGCTTGGTGTCCGAGCCTTAAATGTCGGCAGACAGCTTACGGAAATGTATATTGTGACGTAGCGCAAATGGCGAGAGCAGCTGTCTTATACACAGTATGTTGTGGGTTCAAGTCCCACCGTCACAATTCGGTCAAATTATGCTGTCTGTTCACAGGTAGTCTATGTTTTGGCTGAAATTCAATGCTTGCATATTGCTCTGCGACATTTTAGCCATGTGTCCGGTTGGTTGAGGGTGCTGTCTTGAAAACAGTCTGGATGTAAAAGTCTCTGGGGTTCAAATCCCTAACATGGCGTGCGTCGATGAAGGATTCGACCAGTGGTTGCTATTGAGAAGTGAAAATTCTAGAAAGTAACTTTGTTGAGGTGGCGACAAATCCTCTTGTTTTGGAAAGCAATGAAAAAGTTTGACCGTTTCAAGTTTCAAAAAATCGTGAAAACTTTATATACGTCTGTCTGTTGGTCAGAAAGAGGTCTCCAAAACCTCTAACGAAAGTTCGATACTTTCCGGGCGTGCTTATCCTTATCTCCACTTAGTCTGGTACTACTGCAATAGTTCAGGTCGATGGGAGATGTATGGATAGTAGTTGCTCATTATCGGTTAACGAAAAACACTTCTGTGAGTAGAATTTGCAGATTCAAAAGCAGTCGAGCCTTGTTTGGGTCGGGTGGGTTCAACTCCCACGGCAACTATTCCCTGTCTAAAACGTAAGCCACATACGTTTAGCGAAAACCAAGCCTATGAAGTAGAGAACAGACAAGACTGTGAGATTGTGGATAGTCAGTGACAAGTAGGCGGTGCATCTTTGGTTATGGCAAGCGCAAGCCATAAAAGGTTTTACGGTGCGATTACCATGCATAGCTTCAGTGGAAGAGCGGCATCCGCATAGGATGTGTGTCGGCGGTTCGATTCCGTCTGCATGGGTTACGGAGGACATGAGGATGAATGGATTGAAAGATTATCAACCACAAACAGAAGCATTACGAAATTTTGGTATAGATGTTTCAAAAGAAGCGGTAGATAAGTACGCTTTGAAAAATTTAGGCAGAATTCCTCTAAATCAGATTGAGAGAGATTCTGCGAGAGACTGTAAAGTGATGGAAGAAAGCAGAAGGATTGTGAAATAAAAATGAAGGACACAATATTGTACATCAGTGATAGAGAAAAAAGAGTCGCAAGCTTTTTGAAAAATCTTTTGCCTAAATTGCTGGAATGCGAAAAAGAATATCTTTTGGATTTGAAACATGACATTTTGATAACAGATAAGGTTGATGTTGTTGGAAAATCATTTTATGGAAGTCATTTGGGGTGTGGATATGGGCATTGTTTATATTACTGCATCGATGAAACAATTGATAAAAACAGAATGACGGATAAAGATAATCAACAACTAATGGAAATACTGTTTCATGTTAGAGAAGGAGCAAAAGAAGTATCCGAACAGGAAATATTATATATGCTTGATATGAAAGTAGGTGGATGAAAGATGAGTATGGCAGCAGTAATTGAGAGCATAGAACGTGATGCGCTGCGGCAGGCAATGAAGCCGGAGATTGAAATGTCTTTGGTTGAGTTCACAGAGAAGATTGCACCATTTCCGCTATCTGAATTTCAGAAACAACTGATTAATGAATATGAAGAGTGTTTGAAAGAGAATGAGGAATTGGATTGCGTTCAGTCGAGTTATATTGGCAGAAATTTTATACTTCGGATGATTGAAGAATGGAAACGACAAAATCAGCTTGCAGAGCATCGCTGTCAGCGCTGCAACCGCCTTTTGGGTAAATTTAACGGACAGGCTGAAATCAAATGCCCGAAATGCGGGAAAATCAATAGAATCGGAGTAGAACGATGAAATTTTGTTTCGGAGATATTGTTGTTGTCGAGGAAAATCAGATAGGTGTTGTGGTTAAAAGTTGGTGCAAATCACTCTTAGGAGCAGAAACAAGTCATGATGTGTATGTGAGAATGACAGGACAGATTGTAAATTACCCGGAATCGCAGATACAGAGGTATATGGTTCGCCATAAATATCTTGATGAACAGGAAGTTGAGTGGAACAATAATGCCGTATATGGCAGATAAATATAGCATTTCAGAGCACCAGTCGTAGAGTGCCTACGCAGAGAGCCAAATTTCCAAAATTTTAGGGAAGGAGGCTCTTTTATATTGGCAAGTCAGAGCCTTATATCGGCAGTAAACAGCTATGACAATTACATACAGCGCAATGGAATTGATGAACAGGTCATTGATGCGTACATAGAAGCTTGCAGAGTGGCCATAAACGGTGAAAAGGATATAACTTATGGCTTACAGATAACAAACCGTTCTAAAAGCATTGTAGAGCGTTTCTGTATGCATAAGACAGGAGGTAGAATACTTGACCTTGAAAAATACAGCCAACAACATGAAGAAAAATACATCCTTATTGATGACTATTACAAAATTCTTCTGATTGAAGCACATTACCGATTTGAAAGTTTCATGCTATACATGGAAAAGAATAGACCGGTAGAAGAGAGATTTTATCAGCCGAGAATAAATCCATTAAGGCAGGTAGCACAACTTATTCAAGATCTTTACGATGATGTGCTGGACGAAGGAATGGTGTTTTGCCCCGGACGAATCGGCAAGACACAAATAGTCAAAATGGGAAATCTGTGGTTTGGTTCTAACAGGCCAGAGCGATCTAATCTGTATTCGGCATATTCAGACAAAATTACTGGTGGTTACTATGACGGTATCATAGAAATGATTACAGACCCGACATACACGTATGCTGAAATATATCCAAACATAGTAGAGAAAAAGGTGGTTACTGACGGAAAAGATTTGACAGTAGACCTTATACGTAAAAAAACATACCCAACATTTACAATGCGAAGCATTTACGGAACATTGAATGGTGCTTGCGACTGTGACGGACTTGGAGTTTATGATGACTTATTCAGTGGTATTGATGAAGCATTGAGCGAGGACAGGCAAAATACCGTATGGGGAAAATTCGACAACAACTTTATGCCGAGAATTAAGCCGGGAAAGGCTAAACTGTTGGGAATTGGCACACGTTGGGCGAAAAAAGATGTTCAAGGTAGACGGTTAGACCTTTTGCAAAATGATCCGGAATACAAAGGAATACGGCACAGAGAAGTTATTATTCCGGCACTAGATGAAAACGGAGAAAGCAATTTTGATTATCCGTACAATTTAGGATATACCACAATTGATTATAAGCGTCGTATGGCATCTTTTGAGAATAACGACGATATGGCATCATGGTTTGCACAGTATCAACAGGAACCTATCGAAAGAAAAGGTCAGATGTTCAATGTCGATATGATGAATTTCTTTAAGCCGGCAGAACTTGAAGGAATAAGACCTGATAGGATATTTGCAGCTAATGACCCTGCTTATGGTGGCGGTGATTTTGTATCAATGCCTATCTGCTATGAGATTGACGGAGAACATTATATCACTGATGTTGTCTACAATGACGGTGATAAGGAAATTACCATACCGGAAGTTACTTCACGAATGGAAAGACATTTAGATAAATTTAATAATAAGACAGCAGAAGTCCATTTTGAGGAAACAAAAACAACATCAGCATACCGTACAGACTGTGAAAAAATATGGGAAAAAGACGGATACCCTATTAACACAAGTCATGATCCGGCAGATAATCAGACTGCAAAAATGGATAGAATCAAAAATCATGCTCCAGACATACGGAAACTTCATTTTGTGGATATGAAATATCAAACAAAAGAGTACAGAAAGTATTTTCAAAATATTTTGTCTGCTACTTTTGAGGGGAAAATGAAGCATGATGACGGAATAGATTCTACGGCACAGTTATGTGACATGATTTACGGAAATAAAAGAATGGCAAGAGCAGAAGCAATCAGCAATCCTTTTTCAATGAGTAGGAGGTATTAGATGACAACAAAAGAATATTTAGGGCAGATAAGCCGCCTTAATCGAATGATAAATAATAAACTCACGGAAATTGCACAACTCAAAGATATGGCAGCAAGTATATCTGCTTCGCAAAGCGGTGAAAGGGTACAGACTACACCGAATTTTGACAAAATAGGAACAAAATATGCCAAAATTGATGAAATGGAACGAAAAATAGATGGAATGGTGGACGAACTTGTCGATAAAAAAGAGAAAATTATACAGCAGATAGACAGCATGGAAGATGAGAACACATACAATATTCTGTTCGCAAGGTACATCGAAAAGAAAACTTTTGAAGTGATTGCAACAGAAATGAAATATTCATGGAGACAGGTTGTCAGACTTCACGGAACGGCATTGAAACAGTTTGAAAAGAAATACGGAGAAGGATATTTGAATGAATGATGTCATTGAATGTCATATATAAAAAATGGTAATGTTAAACTGACGAAAGTATTCAAGATGTTTTCTAATCCTCCTAAAATGTGAATGACCGGAAATACCGTCTACGTTATGTGGGCGGTATTTTTGTGTGCAGAAAAGAGGTATTTATGATTTTTAACCAAAAAATTAGAGTGTACTGTCCGGGATGCGGACGGTTGGTCGGTGAATGTAGTGCAAAATCGCATATCGACAAGACATATAAGTGCAGGAATTGCGATAAGATGGTTGTTTATCATACGGAGACCGGAGAACGTGAGATCAAGAAACTTCCACAGAGAGATCAGAGCAGCGGAATAACATTTTTGTAGGTGAAAATATGAACACTATGAAATTTCAAGACCTTGTAAAGGGTTGTCACGGTAGAAAAATTGCATATACGGATGTGGATCAGATAACCGAAGACAACATTGTAAAGGTTATTTGTGATTGCATCGGTGTTTTTAATTACAATAAGTCAGTTATCAAGTACTTGTGGGAGTACTACAAAGGAGATCAACCGGTACTATACAGAACAAAGCTGTCAAATGAGGATATAACGAACAAAATCGTTGAGAATCATGCTTATGAGTGGGTACAGTTCAAGGTTGGTCAGACTTACGGCGAGCCTATTCAGTTTGTCAGCAGAAAAGATGATGAAGCTGTAAATAAGGCAGTAGATGAACTTAACGATTACTTAGCTGATGCAAATAAGCATGAGAAAGACATAAAAGCTGGTGAATGGCAGTCGGCAACCGGAACATCATTTAAAGCAATTCAGATTGTGAATGGAGATGTTCCTATCCGTGTGGTTGCACCTAATCCACTAAATACATTCGTCATTTACAACCGTAGTTCTGAAGAACCGATTTTAGCAGTCCAAGAATTAAAGGATGAAAACGGAGAATGGTATAAACTTTGCTACACAGAAACGAATGAATGCAAAATAAAAAACAGTTCCGTTATTGCTGATTCATGGAAGTTACATGGTTTTGGAGGCATTCCTATTGTGGAATTTCCGAACAACCATGAGCGATTGTCTGATATTGAACTTGTTATAGATCTGTTGGATGCAATCAATAATACACAGTCAAACAGAATGGACGGCATAGAGCAGTTTATACAGGCATGGATCAAATTTGTAAACTGCGATATTGACGAAGAGCAGTTTGAAAAAATGAAAATGAGCCATGCATTGGTTGTAAAGTCCAATAACAAGGATAACAAGGCTGATGTTGATGTAATGTCGCAGGAACTTGACCAAACGCAGACACAGGTATCTAAAGACGATTTAACAGACAGCGCACTTTCAATTTTGGGAATACCAAACAAACAAGGAAACACTGGCGGTGATACGCAGGGTGCGGTTGAGCTGAGAAACGGATGGGATTTTTCAAAATCAAGAGCAAGGCTTAAGGATCCGGTTGTTAAGACAGCAGAGAAGAGACTGGCCAAGGTTGCGTTGAATGTTATCCGCATTAAAAAAGAGGATCTAAAAATCACTCTTAGAGATTTTGATGTGCAGATCAACCACAGTCCACAAGATAATATGTATACCAAGTCGCAGACATTACTGCAACTTCTGCAGTGTGGTATTCATCCGCTTATTGCAATTAAAACGGTTGGACTTTGGGGAGATTGTGAAAAAACTTTCAACCTTTCCAAGCCTTACCTTGATGCTCTGTGGAAAACTGCTGACATTATCAACATGGAAGAGCAGATGGCAAAAGCACAGGAAATCGTAAAACAAATGCAAAATAAGACAGTTGCCTAGAAATAGGTAGCTGTTTTTATTTTATAAAAATTCGCAAAGCCGTGAGCGTACAAATCGGCAATGTCATTCGGTGTCGTTGCACCGTAAAAAATCGTAGGACATAACGGAGGTAATTTATGAAGAGAGAAGATTTAGCTGCAATGGGATTGACTGAAGAACAGATTGAAAAAGTTATTGCCGAAAACGGCAAGGACGTTCAGACAGCTAACGCCAAGGCAACCAAAAACAATGCTGAACTGGAACGGTTACAGGGCATTGAAAAAGAGTTTAATGCCATGAAAGACCAAAATCTTTCCGAACAAGAAAAGGCAGCGAAGCAGTTAGAGGAAGCAAATAAGCGTATTGCAGAGTTGGAAAAAGCACATACTTTAGCAACCCAGCGTACAAGTGCGGCTGACAAATTCAAAATCACATCAGAACAGGCGGCACAGGTTGTAAAGGATGACGGCAGTTTTGATTTTGATGTTCTCGGAAAAATTATCTCTGATAAAGAGACTGCTGCGGCACAGGCTAAAGAGCAGGAAATCGCAAACGGAACCACAAATCCGGGCGGTGGTAGTGCTGGCGGCAATGATGGAACTGAAAGTAAAGGTGCTGAAATGGCAAAGAAATATAATCAGCGCTATGTAATCGAACAGTAAGCAAGGAGGTATAAACGTTATGGCTTACATGAAAACCACTACTTACACTTCTGGTGTAAACATTTTAGCAAGTGAAGTCGGACTTGTGTTAAAAACCTTTGAGGGAACACAGACAATGGCAACACAGGTAGATGATAAGAAGATTATCAAGGCAGGAACTGTGGTTCCCACAAATGACGCTTCTGCAAAGGGAATTGTCTTTGAAGATGTTGATATTACAGATGACGCAAAGAAGCCTATTTCTGTAATTATTGCGGGCCGTGTTATTAAGGCAAATTTGCCTGTTGCAGTAGATACCAATGCCGAAACCGCACTTAAAGCAAGCGGCATTTACTTTGATTAAATTACGGAGGTAAGAACAGTATGCCTAGTGTATTAACAATGATTACAGACAAGGATAGATTAGATTTTTCCCAGAACTATTCTATCGCAAGAAATTATGTAGGTGATAGACTTTTTCCTGACGTTAAGACAGAAAACCTTGAAGCAGAGTACGAAAGACTTTCCGAGGGAATGGATCTTCCTACCGCAGCAATGGTACACGCATTTGATACCGAGGCTGCTATTGGTGTAAGACCTGGATTCGAAAAAGTAAGCGTAGAAAAGCTGCTGATTAAGGAAAAAATCAACCAGTCTGAAAGATTACGCCAGTTGCTGAATCATGGCGTAAGAGAAAGCAACCTGATTGACTATGTATATGACGATATGGGTCGGCTGTCTGATTCTGTAAAGACAAGAACTGAAATCGCAAAAATGGAGGTTATGTCTACTGGTAAGATGACCATTAACGAAAATGGTCTCAATTTTGCTATTGACTTTAAAGTAAATAAGTTCAAGGCACTGAAAGGCTGGGAAGATCCTACCCATGATATCCTTGGAGATATTGCAGACATGGTTCAGATGGCTCTTGACAAAGGATATGTTGTCAATACTGCACTGACTTCCACCAAAATGCGCTCTTATATGCTTAAGAATGAAGGAATCATGAAAGCTATTAAGGGAGTTAATTTCGTTGGAATGGCAATTACTCCGGCAGAAGTGTCAAATCTGTTACTTAGCCTGTATGGTCTGAACATGGTAATTGATGATGATATGTACGGAATTGCCAACAAGGAAAATACCACAAGAACTCCTAAGAGATTTTTACCGGATAATGTATTTACTCTTTATGTATCTACTGGAAACGGAAAGATTGGTACTGGACTTTGGGGCGTAACTCCGGAAGAAGAAAAAGCAAGTGCATTTACAAGCCTGTCCAAAAAGCAATTCATTACTATTTCCCAGTGGGCAACTCCTGATCCGGTTGCTGAGTGGACTAAGGCTAGTGGCGTGTTTATTCCTGTAATTCCTAACCCTTATGGAATCGTAATCGGAACACTGACAGAGGGAGAAGCTGGACTTGATACTCTGGTTGTAAACAGTGCAGCAAGTTCTTCTGACACTGGTTTCACCAAAATTACCGTAAGTCCTTCTAAGGGCTCTAATAATTCTTACAAGTACAAGGTAGCGGATGATTGCAAACTTCCTCCTTATCTTGGAAACGTCAAGACTTACGCAACCTGGGACGGAACTTCCGAGATTGAAGCACAGACCGGAAAAGAAATTATAATTATCGAATGCGATCCTAACTATCGTGCTGTTAAGGCAGGAATCACTAAAGTTGTCGCAAAAGATGAATAAGAGGTAAATCATGGCAGATTACACAACCTTGGAGCAAGTAAAAATCAGATTGAAACAATTTCATATTGATAGCGAAACCTCTGAGGTTGTGTTTGATGACATTGAAGATAACCCTCTGATTGAGCAACTTATCATTCAAGCAAAAGCTGACATTGTGGCAAAGAGAATGTACCCGGACAGCTACACGGATGAAAAAATTGCAGAGGACTTGAATCGGTTTGAAAGCGTGATTGTGAACGTGGTTGTGTATGACCATTCACAGGCTGGAGAGAACTTCATGGCAAATTACTCTGAAAACGGTGTGTCGAGAACATGGAGAGACCGTGACAGTCTGTTCGTAGGTGTATTCCCATTTGCAAAAGTGCTGTAAAAGAAGATTGTGCGTGACCATTTTGCTGGTGTCAGCAATATGATTGCAGGCGGCACACTTTAAGGGTGGTGGGCGGTGTGCCAACAATAAGTAACAGGAGATATGAAATGAAAGATTTTTTATTACAGACATACACTATTGTATTGCCTATTTTATTAGGATATATTGTCTGGCTCCTTAAACAACAAAAAAAGGACAGGGATGCAAACAGTAAGGGAACAATGCTTCTTTTGCGTGTTCAACTTATTGAGTATCACGATAAGTACATGAAGTTGGGAGAAATTCCAAGCTATGCGTATGAAAATTTTGTTGAGATGTACAATGCTTATCATGCGCTTGGTGGAAATGGAATGGCAACTAAAATGTATGAAGAAATAAAAGAAATCAGATTGAAGAATGGAGGTAAAGAATAATGGATTTTTCACAAGTAGGAACTTGCGTAGCAATCGTGGTTATCTGCTATCTTGCCGGTATTGGAGCGAAGCTTATTCCGGTTATTAAGGATAACTACATCCCGGTTGTTGTCGGCATTGTAGGTGGCATTCTCGGAGTAGTAGGAATGTATGTTATTCCGGATTTCCCGGCAAATGATGTTCTGAATGCTATTGCGGTCGGTATTGTTTCCGGGCTGGCAAGCACCGGGGTAAATCAGATTTACAAACAGGTGAAGAAAGATGCTTGAAGCAAATAAGCAAAAAATGAAGTATTCCAAACAGGGTGAGAAAGTCACAATCTATAAACGTGGCGATGACGGTAGTATTATTTACGATACAATCGGTGGAGAAATGATTCCACAGATTGAAAGAGAAGCTATCGGTTTTTCTGACCCTGTCCTTTTTTCTGCAAATATCAGTAATAAACTGTCGGAAGTACTGGTAAAGGAATTTGGTATTGATGATTCCAGTTCTTATTGTCAAATTGTGACAGATAAGGGATATTTGCCGATTAAGGCAGGAGACATTGTTTGGAAAAAATCTGATGTGGGTCGAGATAGTGATGGACTGGTTGACGATAAGACAGCGGACTACGTTGTAAAAGGTGTAGCTGATGAAGGACTTACCGTTGACTTGTTTTTGCTTCAAAAGAAGGTAAAGTGATATGGAAGATAAGAAAATCAATGTTTTGGGAACAGAATATCTTCTTATGTTTCGCACAGAGGAAGAAAACGAAGAGTTAAAGGAATGTAATGGCTATTGTGACTATTCCTCTAAAAAAATTGTCGTGTTGAAAGAGAAGAGAAAAGATGATGATATCAGAGATTTTGTGTGGATGCGAAATAAAACCGTAAGACATGAAATCGTCCATGCGTTTTTGAGTGAAAGCGGACTACTGAACAACACATACAATGTTGAATGTGGTTGGTCTTTTAACGAAGAAATGGTGGACTGGATAGCAATTCAATTTCCAAAAATGATGAAGATTTTCCAAGAAATTGAAGTTTTGTAAGGTATTGAACTATGGGGAAAACGATTGAACTAAATCTATTCAGTGACAAGTCCATACAGAACGCTATTAAGGCTATTAGAGACTACGAAAACAGCTTGACCTATAAATGCAGGCTACTGGCTGAAAAGTTGGCAGAAAAGGGCGTAGAAGTGGCTAGGATAGAGGTCACAAGTTTAGACGCTATCTTCACTGGTGATTTAATGCGAAGCATTCATACAGAGCATATAGGGAACATAAAAGGCGGTGGAATATGGGCGGTTGTTGCGGATGATGAATCCGCTGTTTTTGTTGAGTTTGGTACACTTGGTAGCCTTGGTGGGAAAAAGGAATATCCATATCCGTTGCCGGAAGGTGTTCAGTGGAAATACGGAAGTGGTTCAAACATTATTCAGTTGTCAAACGGTCAATATGGTTGGTTCTACAAAGGCGATGACGGAAAAGTGTACTGGTGCGAAGGTATGGATAGCAGACCATTCATGTACTTGACAGGTATTGAACTTGAAAAAGATGTAGTGAAAGTGGCAATGGAGGTGTTCGGTAATGGCGGTTAATGAATATCAATGGGTATCAGATTTCAAAGTCAAGATTGCATCATACTTGAAAATGAAAATACCGCAGAGCCATCCTAAAGCGTATGTAACGGACAAAAGCAAGGATTTGTCAGAACCAACATTTCCTACGGTGTACTTTCATGCTATGCCGTTCACAGAGACAGGACAAGACCTTGAAGCACGTTCTGTTAATGGAATCACAGCATCATACCAGGTGGATGTGATAACCAACAAGAGCCAGGAAGAAGCTGAAGCTATCATGGCTACGGTTGCCGGACTTTTTAAACGTTTGCGATTTCAGATAACTTCCATGCCGGAGTTTAGCAATACTTCACAGAACACATACAGAAGCACAGCACGGTTCAGACGAATTGTTGGTGCTGACGATACATTGTAACTATTAGAGCCAAACGGCTCTATTTTTTTATGCAAAATTAAGGAGGTATTTATCATGGCAGCAGCCGGAATTTCTACTTTAGGAATTACTTTCGGATATGGTACAGAGACAACAGCCGGAACAAAACCTACGAGTTTTAAACAACTTACAAGAATAAATGCTATCGGTGGCATCAACATTGAACCGGAGCAGATTGATGCTTCCGCACTGGAAGATGCGATCACTAGATATGTAAAAGGTCGTGCAGATACTGGTGGATCTTTTGCAGTCACAGTCAACTTTACATCAGATACCGTGGATGAATGGACTACACTTATCACAGCCTACAAGGCTCTTACTGGTGGAAAGAGAATGTGGTTTGAAACTGTCATTCCCGGAGAAGAGAAATCTTTCTTCGTTGTTGCACAGCCGCCTGAGCAGATTCCACAGCCAGAGATCGGACAGAATGAACTTCTGACGATTGAAATGAATCTTACCATTGAGGAATACAAGGGATTGGACGCTACCGTTGAACTAACAACGGGGGAATAGCAAGTCAGTCAGAAACAAATAACACTGCCGTGGCTGACTTTGATGAAGCGGTAGACGAACCATTGATTTAAGCAAAAGAGAGCCGTCTTCGGGCGGCTCCTTTCCAACAAAATGTTGGGGAAAGGATATGTTTTTATGAAGAAGATTTTAGTTAATGATGTTGAATATACTTTAGAGTTTGGGTTCGGTGCTGTGGAGTGCAAGGATTTGATTCAAAAGATGTTTCTTATGCTTTCCGGTGGCTATGTAGCTAAAAAAGCAAAAAATGTACAGAAGCCCACACCAGAAGAAATTGTAGATGGTAGCGGATATATGCTTGCAGAATTTCCTCATGTATGCAAAACGGCTTTTTATGCTGGTCTTATCGAAAACCACGAAGGTATTACACCGGATGAATCCAATGCTTTAATGAAAGAATACATGAAAGCAAACGGTCTTTCTTTTGTGAAGCTGTATGGAGAACTGACAGACTGTATGAAAGAAGACGGTTTTTTCGAACTGTCGGGTCTGACGGAAATGATGACGCAGACCAAGGAAGAAATGGAGAAAGAGGACAGCAAGGTAACGAAGATGCCACAGGATCACAAGAAGAAATCGACTGGCACAAAATAATATGGGAAGAATATTTTCCATTTGCTTTTTCCATGGGGATCTCGATAGAAGAGTTCAAACATCTGAATCCTAAAAAATTAGAGTGGTGCTACAAAGGATATAAACTAAAAAAAGAGGAAGAAGATAGGAACTCATGGCAACGTTGGGGAAATTACGGAATATCTGCATTAATCTTTGCTGTAGACCATTGCTTAAACGGCAGAAAAGCACAATCGAAGTATATAGACAAGCCTATTATGGAGCGTGTTGAAACTGCTAGCAACGAAAAGGAATTGAAAAAACAAAGAAAGGCATTTCTTGCAGGACTTATGGCAATGCAGGCTAATTTTGAATTATCACATCCAAAAAAGGAGAAATAAACATGAGTTTAACAGGAATTGATGTGTCCTCATATCAGGGGACGATTAACTGGTGGGCGGTAAAACAGAACGGTATTGATTTTGCTATTTTGAAAATCATCCGCAAGGATTTGAACCCGGACAAGGAGTTTGAAGAGAACTGGAAAAATTGTGAAGCATACGGAATGAAAGTGCAAGGCGTGTATAACTACAGCTATGCTACCACTGTATCAAAGGCACAATTTGCTGCTGAGAGAGTGCTTATTATTCTTGGAAACCGTAAGCCTATGGTTTGGATGGATGTTGAAGATGCCGTGATGAAGAATCTCGGTAAGAATCTGATTCCAATTATCAATGCTTACGGCAAGGTTATCACAGACGCAGGATTGCCATTTGGTGTATACACTGGGGAAAGTTTTTATAAGACATACATTAAGCCTTATGGCGGTGTGAGTTATCCTATGTGGATCGCACGGTACGGCAAGAATAACGGCAAGTGCGATGTGAAGTATCAACCGCAAGTACCGAACATGGTAGGCTGGCAGTATACTTCTAAAGGGCGTGTAGGAGGCATTGTAGGAAATGTGGACATGAATGTATGGTACAAGGATTTAGATGCCGTATATGAGGATTCTACAAGCCATAGCAACCCTTATGCAGAGCCGGAAAGACTTCTGTATTACAAGCGTATGGCAATGATGATGAAGGGAAATGATGTCAAGTGGGCGCAGTACGAACTTGTAAGGAAAGGCTTTATGCCGTCTGTAAATGCGAAAGGTAAGACGAACATTGACGGATATTTCGGGAAAACTACTTCTGATGCAGTGAAAGCATTCCAAAAAAGTGTCGGTATCAAAGTGGACGGAAAAATCGGTGCGGTTACAAAGGCATATCTCAAAAAGTGATTTTAGGAGCGGTAGGTGTCACAGCTTACCGCTCTTTTCTTGGAAGTGGTTGACACTTCCTTTTTTTTATTGCGGTAAAGGCGGTGCGGTATGGCAGATATTGATATTGATAATCTTCAAATAAAAATAAGTGCGGATGCGAACAAAGCCAGTAGTGCACTGAATAAACTTGCAAACAGCCTTACGAATTTTCAGAGAAGCTTGTCCATTGATACGTCCAAACTGACAAGTATTTCCAACAGCATACAGAGTATTGCAAATGCCGCAAATTCCATGAATACGAGTGGAATTAAGAATATCTCCACACTGACAAATTCTATTAACAGAATGGGGAAAATAGATACAAGCGGATTAAGCAGAATTTCATCCGCACTGAAGACTTTTTCTGCTGATATGGCAGGAACCAAAGTAGATGGAGTAGGGGATATTGCAAGCATAGCATCGTCAATTTCAAGACTTGGCGGTGTGGCATCCGGCAGAGCGATTACGAACATTCCTTTACTGGCAAAGAATTTGAAGCAGTTATTCACCACTCTGTCTACCACACCAAACGTAAGCGAGAACATTATCCGCATGACAAACGCACTGGCAGGACTGGCATCTACTGGTGCGGCATCAGGTCGGGCTGCAAACTCTTTAGGCAGAAATCTGAACACTTATACGGCAAGTGCAAAAAGAGCCACGAAGAGCACATTCAGCCTTGCAGCGGCTTTCGGAAAATTCTACGCAACGTATTTCCTTGTTATCCGTGGAATTAAAAGCCTGTGGAAATCCATAGAGGGAACTACGGACTATATTGAAGCATTTAACTACTACACAGTTGCTTTCAATAAAGTCGGCAAGGAATGGGGCAAAGACTTTGAAAAATTCGGTTACGACAATGCAGAGGATTATGCGCAGAGTTTCGGAAATCGTGTAAATGAACTGCTTGGTAAAATGTCCGGTCTGAAAGTAGATGTAGACGGTGGATTGATTTCTGAAAGCGGAATGAAAAACCTGGGATTAAATTTACAGGAGATTACCCAGTATGCTTCACAGCTTGCATCTATCACCAACTCTTTAGGGCAGACCGGAGAAGTCACTACGGCAATTTCAAAGTCTATGACAATGCTTGCCGGAGATATTTCTTCTCTGTTCAACGTAGATTTTAGCACGGTTGCAACTAACTTGCAGTCGGGCTTAATCGGTCAGTCAAGAGCATTGTATAAGTATGGTATTGATATAACAAATGCCACTTTACAGACTTATGCTTACAAATACGGAATTGAAAAAGCTGTCTCCGAAATGTCACAGGCAGAGAAACAGCAGTTGCGCTTGCTGGCAATCTTAGATCAGTCCAAAGTGTCATGGGGAGATTTGGCTAACACAATCAATTCACCCAGCAACATGATTCGCCAGTTCACAAACAACGTGAAAGAAGCTGGCATGGTTCTAGGTCAGTTATTTATTCCAGTATTGCAGAAAGTACTTCCTGTTATCAACGGTGTCGTAATTGCGATTAAGAGACTGCTTGTCAGTGTGGCAAATTTACTGGGAATCAAGATTGACTTTTCGTCATTCGGTCAAGGTGTATCCGGGTACAATGAGGAGTTGGAAGATACGGCAGATGCACTGGATAAAGTGGGAACAAGCGCAAAAAATGCTCAAAGCGGAATCAGAGCATTTGATAAATTGAATGTTATTTCTACACCAAAATCTAGTGGAACTGGAAGTGGTGCTGGTGGAGCAGGAATTGACCTTACCAAAGAAATCATGGATGCTACTGCGGAATACGAAAAAGTATGGCAGGAAGCGTTTGATAAGATGCAGAATACAGCTATGGGCTGGGCTGATAAGATAGAAAAACTTCTTGAACCTGTGAAAAAGTTGTTCAAGGATTTGTTCAATGGTGATTTCTTTGAAGCAGGACAAGATTTGTCCGGCATTGTAACAGGAATATTTAACTGGATGTCCGATGCTATTGCATCTGTAGACTGGTACCAAATAGGTCAAAACATAGGACAGTTCATTGCCGGTATTGATTGGACTGCTGTATTTACATCTGCAGGAAACTTTATAGGACAAGCAATTACAGCGGCAATCGACCTGTGGAAAGGAAGTTTTGATGCCGCACCTATTGAAACCACGATTCTGACGGCAATAGGTCTTTTGAAATTCACTGGTTTGGGAGATATCCTGTGGAAAGCAATCAAAGATTCTATTGTCTTGTCAATGGGCGGTAAGGCAGGAGCCGGAATCGGAGAAACAATTCTCGGAAGTCTATTAGGAACTGGAGCGGCAACAGGAGCAGAGGGAGCGGCAGCGGCTGGAGCAACCGGATTGTTTGGTGGTATAAGTGCAGGGGCAGTAGCGGCAACAGCGGCTATCACAGCAGTTGTAGCAGGACTTGCTCTTGTATATGCAACAAATGAGGATGTTAGAAAGAGTTTCAAGGAATCAATTTCAGCCATTGCGGATAATCTCACTCCTGCAATGGAGTTTTTAACAACAACGGTTATACCAGATTTACAGAATGCATGGACAGGGCTTGTAGATGTGCTTACTCCGATAGGAGAATTTTTGAAGACTGCATTCACAAGCATATGGCAGGATATGCTAAATCCGGCATTAAAATATGTCGGCGAAGAAGTGCTTCCGAAATTGCAAAGTGCTTTTGAAAATCTTTGGAATGGAGTGCTTGTTCCACTCGGAACATTCCTTGGAAATATCTTAAATCCTGCAATTCAGATTGTTGCAGACATACTTACAATGCTTTGGCAAAATGTAGTAGTTCCTTTGGCACAAGCATTAGGAAGTGTTTTAGGAGCTGCATTTGATGCAATAGTCGATACCATGAATTTTGTGGTAGAACAAGTAAAACCAGTAATAGAAGTATTCAACTTCTTATGGGACAATGTTTTATCTCCCATAGTCACTCATTTGTGGGAAGATTTAAAGCCTGCTTTTGAAACTGTTTTTAACGCAATAGGTAATATTATCAAAAACCTTGGAACAGCATTAAAAGGATTAATAAATTTTGTTTCTGGTGTGTTCACTGGAAACTGGAGAAAAGCATGGGACGGAATAAAAGATATTTTCAAAGGAGTGTTTAATGGACTTGTATCCATAGCAGAAGGATGCGTAAATCTGATTATTGATGGAATAAATGCTTTTATTGATGGTTTTGGCTTGGTTAGCGGTATATCGGAAGCTATAGGAATAAGCTTCAAGCCAGTACAAATACCTAAAATAAGTATTCCTAGATTTGAAACTGGCGGTTACGTTCCAAGCCGATACACGATGTTCATGGCAGGAGAGAACGGCGTACCGGAGATTGCCGGGACAGTAGGCGGCAAGACAGCGGTTGCCGGTGGAGTTGAAATCACTGGAATCAAAGATGCTATTAATTCCACGGCACAACAGGAAATTGCACTTCTAAAACAAAATAATCAGCTACTGCAAGGAATCCTTGAAAAAGAGTTTGGAATAACAACCGATCAAATTGGAATTGCCGCAAGACAATACGGTCAAGAGCAATTTAACCAAAAACACAAGAATGTATATGTATTTTAACACAGACAGCACTCTGAATGGGTGCTGTCTATTTTTATGCAATAAGGCGGTGAGCGTATGTCAGCATATCAAGGATGGCTTTTAAAAATTGGAGATTACGTTATTGACCAGTCAAGATTTATAGCCGCTGAAAGTTATCAGCCGGCTGTAAATATGCAAGATGTAGACCCGTGGACTGATGCTAACGGATATGTACATAGAAAAGCTGTGGAGCTAAAAGCATTAAGTGTTGATTTTTCTACACCTGCGATGTTGACAGATGACGATTTGCAAGAGTTACTGTCCGGGATACGAAGCAACTTTATTGATGCAACGGAACAAGGATGTAATATCACAGCATACATTCCATTTTTAGGTCAATATGTCACGCAATACGGATATATGGCTGATATAAAGCCTACAATCTACGGAACTTATGACGGAGAGATTAAATACAATCAGATAGAATTTTCATTTGTCGGAGGTGTAGCGAATGAGTAACTATACCTATGCGGATTTGTTTGATAAAAGCGCATCCAAAAAGGAAATCACGATTGAAACAGATGATAAGTCTGTAAAAATCACCAACAGCGAAATCCATTTTGAACAGTTTGAATTAAAAGAAATACTATGTGATGATGATTACCTTACATTTGGACAGTGCAATGCATCACAGTTAAAATTTAAAATTTCCAACGTGTTCACAAGCATGATTGGGAAACAGATAAATGTTTCTGCTGTGATTAATGGACATACTGACACACCGTTTATTTTCGGCAAATACCGTGTCATTTCCGATAAACCAACAGATGATAAGCGTTACAGGAATGTGACGGCATATGACGCTATATATGATATTGGAGAATCAGAAGTATCTTCCTGGTATAACGGATTGAAGTTTCCTCTGACCTTAAAGCAGTTTAGAAACAGCTTTTTTTCATATTTTGGCGTTGAGCAAGTAGCAGCCACATTACCTAATGACAGCATGGAAGTGGCAGAAACAATCAAACCAAGCGAACTTTCTGGCCAGACGGTCATGGAAGCAATCTGCTCGATAAATGGATGTTTTGGCCATATTAACCATGATGGAAAATTTGAATATGTTTTCCTTAAAGAAATAATATCCGGTTTATATCCACATAAAGGATTATATCCACAGAAAGGATTATACCCTAGAAAAGGTTCTGAAAAAGAAAAGGTTACTGGTGGAAAATACAAATCAGTCAGATATGAAGATTTTGTCTGCCAAAAAGTTACAAAAGTGCAGATAAGACAATCAGAAAATGATATTGGTGCAGTTTACCCGGATACAGAAATTACCGAGAACGACAACAGTTATATTTTGCAAGATAATTTCCTTGTTTATGGAATGGGGGCAGATGCCCTAGAAACGGTTGCAAAAAATCTGTATGAGGTTATTAAAGTTGTAAAATATAGACCTTATAACTGTGAAAAAATAGGAAATCCTTGTTTGAGCCTTGGAGAAGCAGTCAATGTATATACGGCTAAAGAAATCATAGAAAGCTATGTGTTGAGTAGAACATACAAAGGAATCCAACAACCGACAGACACCATATCAGCAAGCGGAAAATCTCCAAAGTACAGTGAACAAGTAAATGGAATTAACAAAAGTATAATTCAACTCCGAGGCAAGACTAATGAGTTGGAGCGTAATGTAGAAGAGACCCGGTCCGAAATCAAGGATGTAGAGAATGGACTGGATACAAAGATTACACAGACAGCTGGAAAGATTGAACTTGAATCAACCCGTGCGCAAGGGGTAGAAACAGATCTGGCGGCGGCAATTTCTGTTCAAGCCGACCAAATCAAGTTGAAAGTTTCCAAAGGTGATGTCAGTTCGCAGTTGAGCGTTGAGAGTGGACAGGTAAGTATTTCTGGAAACCGTTTTGTATTGGAAGCAGATAACTGTAGCATATCAGCAGATGGAACTATAACAGCTAAAAATGCAGTAATGACTGGTAGTTTTAAGTCTATAGGGGAAGACGGGAGTTACACAGAAGTATCATCAGGTGAAATTAAATTTTATAACGAACTATTGCAAAGCACAGGATCTATAAAAGGATTGGGACAATATCTTACTATTGATGCTTCAATGGTAAGTGTAAGCGGAATTTTAGTGGTAGGAAATGGAGCAACATATAATTCACAATATGTAAAAAACATATCAACAACTTCTCAAATATTAGGCAGTAAGACAGTACTGACAAGTGCCACATTAAGTGTCACAAAAAATTATATAAATGGAACCGTATCAGATGTATCTTTGGTAACACAAACAGCCAATGTTGCTGATTATCCTGGACATAATGTTAATTTTATTACAGGAGTTTCATCACTTGGAGGTTTGCTTACTGCAACATCTGGAATTGTCACACTTATGACGTAGGAGATTTATTATGGTAAAAAAAATATTTATTCTTCAAACGATTATTGGAAAAACAATGAAAGAAGTAATGGAAGAAAGGCAAGAAATTCAGCAATATATAGCCTTTACCATTGGAATTTCCACGTTTACGGAAATCAATGCCACATTGTTTAGCACGGAAGATAGCGATAGTTTTAAAGAGTTTATGAAGCAACTTATTGACATGTCGGATACAGTGGTTGCACAGAGCGGATATGAGGTATCTGAACTTTGCAAAAATCTGTATGCATATGCAGAAGAGCAAGGAAAAGAAATCTATGTAAGGGAGAATTGATATGGCAGCAAACTTTGAGATTAAGAAATTAAAAAGCAACCTTGTGACAGTATTAAATCAAACACCGTTGCCTATCGAGGTGAAAAGGCTTGTACTGTATGAAGTGTATTCGGAGACTAAACAGTTATCAGATATGCAGATTATGAAAGAGGAAAGCGAGGTATCTGCAGATGGCGTTGAATAAGGTTTATACCAGAATTAACTGGGAAGATTACCCCAGTGAAAACACAGACATTGATGAAATAAATCTTAATAAAATGGATTCTGCCATTGATGCGTTGGACAACCGTATCATATCACAAGATGCTTTAAAAGTAGACAAGTCTGCAATAAACGGAAACATTGCAGACTGGACTATGGATGAAACAACCGGTATTATTACTATTACAAAGTACAATGGAGAAAAGGTCATTTTTGACCTTAATATTGAAAAAATCCCTGTTGGATTTTCCATGTCTGATGACGGAATTATTACCATGACTACAGAAGATGGAACACAGTTTAAGGCTGATATTGGTTCTATGATTCCGGTGTTGACATTTGAAGATTCTGCAACCATAGCTGTATCCGTGACTGGTACTGGAAAGAATAAGACTTATTCTTTTTCAATTAAAACAGGATCAGTAACAGATGCTATGCTACAGCCTAATTATTTAGCAGATATTAGAGTAGAATCCGCAAATGCATCTGCTTATGCGCAATCCGCAAATGCAAAATCTGTATTGGCTGAATCTTATGCCATAGGTGGAACCGGAACAAGAGAAGGAGAAGATACTGATAACGCAAAGTATTATATGGAGCAGGCAAAACAGCAAACAGGAGGTATACCTACAAAGGTTAGTGAATTAGAGAATGACGCTGGATATATCAAAAAAGATGTTGATAATCTTGTGAATTACTACGACAAGACCACTACCGACCAAAAATTAGCCAACATTGACTTGACTGATTATCTCAAAAAGACAGGTGATGCTTCCAACACAACCGTAGCATTCACTGAGCAAACCGACCTTGCACAGCCGACCACAGGTGAGAAACTCAGCGGAATTATCGGCAAGGTTAGCCTTGCGATAAAGAACATCAAGACATTAATTACGCTCATAGGCAATACTGATATTAAATCAATCGGTGACGGAACTGTCACAGGTGCGATTAGTGATGTAAATGGCAAGTTAGGTAACTTTTATTTATTATATTCTCATTTGTGTGGGACTGACGGAAATTCTATTTGGAGACAAAATCCTCAATTTCCAGAAGAATATTATGCTCAATATACAGTCCCGGAGAAAGAAGGTTATAGATTCTTTTTCTCGTTTTGGCAAATATCTTGGACAAACAATAATGAATATAGTAATTATCTTATACGTAATCCTTTTTTACACGAAAAAAATGGTAATATCGAGGTATATTCCAAGGATGGAACACCTACTTTTGTGCCAGTATTCTTATGCATATATCTTCCAGTGTAAAATTGCCATTTACAGAAGGAGTGATAGCCGATGGGCGGAGATTAGAAGCAAAAATAAATCAATCAAAAAGGGCATGGTGTAAAAGCCATGCTCTTAATCTCTTCATCTGATTCCCCAGTCACCGTCATTGTTGACGAAACCAACCACATATCCTATCATGTCATCAATTATGTGTTCCGGAAGTATACTGTTCGGAGACATGAGCGAAACATATCTCCATTTTCTAACGCCATATTCTATTATATGGGTTTTTACGGCAATTTGTATCCCACCATTACTTGTTACAATACATCGTTCACCGTCTTGTGGTTCCCGATCTGCGGAAAGGAGAATAATTTCCCCTGGAAGATAAAACGGCATATAGTAGTCGCACGGAATTTTCAAACCGATATAAACCTTGGATTTTATATCTTCCGGTAAATTGTCTATGCAAATAGGTTCTACAGCGTTTGTGGTGGCTATAATTCCATTCACAAGTTGTGGTTTGAGGACAGAAATATACTTGTGCGATTTTTCAATACTGGAATAGATTTTATCTTGGTGACGTATGAAGTAACGGATAAGGTACAGAGAGTGTTCCGGCAGACTGCGGCATATCTTGACAGATTCTAACATCTTATCTTCCATAGTACCACAGCCTACCAGTTCATCTACGCTGATTCCAAAGGCTCTAGCAAGCGCAACAGCGGTCGATAGCTTTGTGTCGTTAGAATTACCGTACAGTAGTGAATTAAGCGTAGAATAAGGCAAATTAGCTTCATCAGCAAGCTTGTAAACCGTCATGTCCGGTTCATTGAGAAATTCGTGGAGATTACCACGAAAACTTAACATATAATTTGCACGGTTGACTGATAGATGTGTCGATATTTCTTTGATTCGGTCTTTTTTTATCATGTTTTTTGTCCCCCTTTCACATGATACACTTGTAACATCCCTTGAAACGAGGGACATCAAGTTCTGGCGAGGGCGGTGTTTATTGGCGTTTTCACCGTCCTCTTTTTGTTGATATTTTACAACAATAAAAAACATGAGTCAAATATATATTGATTGTTTAGAACGTATGTTCTATAATGTGATGTATCGCTACCAAATGCGGAAAGATTAGGGGGTGTACTATGGGGAAAGAAGATTACAAAGAGGAAATCACAAAGCTAATTAATGCTTGCGATAATTTACACTGGTTAGAGTGTATTTATGCCTATGTTAAAAAACTACTTAAATAAAGGGAAAAAGCCAAGGACTTGCGCATTGCCCTTGGCTTTTTATTATTCGTTCTTTTTTGCGATTGAATCAATCAACTTTTCCAAAGCGTTCCATCCATCTTCGTCCAAGTTGGCCAGTGCGGATACAAGACGGTGCTTAAATGTATCTTCACCGGACTTTTGAATTTCTCCGAGCATTTCCGAGATTTGTTCGTCTTTTGATTTCTGAACAAACATTTCACCAGTTCCATTTCGGAGCCATTCTTCGTTTACATCAAACTCTCTGCAAATATCAGATATGGTTCTTTCAGATGGTGTCTTCGTGCCTATCTCAACTTGCGCAATATAGTTTCTTGACAAGCCGATTTGCTTTGAAAAATCATCTTGTGTCATATTCAAATACTTTCGCAAAGATTTGATTCTATCATTCATTTACATCCCTCCTTTCACTAATAATATACATCAAAAAAGTCCCCAAGTCAACAAAAATATGTTGACATAAAGTTTCTCAGGGACTATAATATGTTTACAAGGTCAACAGAAAAGAGGTGAGAATATGAAAAAGCCATATGGATTTAAAATTGATAGTACTAGCATGACTTTGTCCGACAGCGTAGAGTGCATGGCACTTATTATTGCAGAAGAATATTGTAAAGATGAGAAGAGAATCGAAGAAATACAGCAACGGTGTAAAATCCTCGATTCTCTTTCAATGGCACTACTGGCAGTTAAAAAATAGTTCTTATATTTCGCATTGGATTGATAGCTGCTTCACATTTTGCTTGATCCGGTTTTTCTTCCGGCAAAGAATTGACGATTTCTGAATAGTATTGGTCGTACAGGTTCTTAAAATCATCAAAACTTCCGGTATATCCACAGATTTTAGCAATAGCGTAAGCAGATGCGTATTCTTTAGAATCCAAATTATTTCACCTCCTTATTAAAAAGATAAGGAGAGTATATCACAAAAAGGAAGTGAATTGAATGAGTGAAAAAGAGAAAAAAATCGTTGAGAAGTTAAAGAGAGCCATTCCGAATATGTCCGATTTCGACAAGGGATATATTCTCGGCAAGACAGAGAAGATGGCAGAGGAATCTGTTAAGAAACAGGATGGAGAAAATGCAAAGCCAGTTTGAGAGAGAACTTCTCAAAACCTTAAAGAGCATTGACGGTACTCTGAAAAGAATTGAGAAGTCCATGAATGATGAAGAGAAACAGCATACGAACATTTGCAATGCAGTTTCTCATGCGCTGAAAGGAGAACATGAATGAAAAAATGGACTTACCGCCAGAAGAGAGATCTTCTTGACAAATTAGAACCTTGGATCACTGCATTGGTTCAACTCATAAGTGCATTGGCTGGGGCGGCTGTCGGAATAGCTATCTGCTACTTTTTCTAGGTGGTATGTGGCAGTTGCAGTTATTAAAGCTACAACAAACGGTATGAGTATATTTCTCAAAAATGAGAGAAATAAATGTTCTTTGTAGAATCTTCCTTTTGAAGACAAAGCGAATGTGAACATTTCACGATTTATGGATGAACTAACTATGGTAAAATATCCCTTTTCCTTTAAGGACAAAAATGCTTGGTAAACATCTTCACCATTGTAATTCCCTATTTCAGACAATGAAATGGAATATTCAGAAGATTTTACAGTTTTCCTAAGTACTTTTCTTTCGATTTTGAGAAGCATATGAAACCTCCAGTTTTTATAACATTATACCACAGAAAGGAGAACAATGAACGAATTACAAACATCAAACATGAAAACACCCATTGAGATTGCACTGGGTGTTGATAAAAACGGAATGACTACCGCAAGAGCGTTATACGAGTTTTTGAGCGGAGAAAAAAGTCATTTTGCAAGATGGGCGAAAACAAACATTGAGGAAAACGAGTTTTACGAGGAAAACAAGGACTGGTGGGGGTTCGCCACAATGGCGAACGGTAACGAATGCAAGGATTACCGACTGACTACCGACTTTGCGAAACATCTGTCAATGGAAAGCCATTCTGCAAGGGGCAAAGAAGCAAGACAGTATTTTATCACCATAGAGGATAGGGCGAAGCAGGAAGTAATTAACCGGTCACAACTTTCTCCACAGATGCAAATGGTTATGTCACTGGCTGAGAGCATGGCACGACAGGAACTGGAACAGAAGAAACAAGCTGAACAGGTTCAGAAGTTGGAAAGTACAGTCACCAACATGAAAGAAATTTTCACAGAGCCTATCGGAGACTGGAAAGCAGACATTAATGCAAAGGTACGCAATATTTCTGCAAAGAGCGGTATCGACTATCAGACACTTTACAATCAGATGTACGGTGAACTGGAAAATGAAGCACATTGTGTTTTAGCAAGGCTTCAGGGCAATAAAATCAAGCGTATGGAAGATGCCGGCAACACGAAAACAGCTATCAAAGAGGGAACTACAAAGATTGCGGTTATTTTTGACAATGCAAGACTGAGAATAATCTTTGAGAACATCGTAAGGAGATACGCTATGAGGTATTGCGCATGAGAAAAATAGTTGATGTTGTCCTTATGGTTTTCTTTTGGATATTAGGAATATTTACGGGGGTGATTCTACTCTATGTTATATAGAGACAAAAGAATATTAAAGAAGAGAAATAAGAACCATTGTAAATCGGCTCCATTAAGAATCAAAATAAAGTTTTGGTTTATTAGAAACGAGGAAATTCTATGGACGATATTTGTTTCTACTATAACCAGTTTAATAGTCCAGTTAGCAATAAAATATTTGATATGAAAAGGAGATTGTGGATTTTATGAGAACAACAATAAAGCTGTTTCTCCCTATTATAATAGCACTCTCCATCACATTTACTTCCACGGCACAGCCTAAAGGCTCATTTATTTCGGAAGAAGCGCAGGAGATATGTGTCAAGTACGGTGAGGAATACGGCATCTGCTCTGAACTGCTTATGGCAATGATTGAGAAAGAATCGTCCGGCAGACCGGATGTGGAAAGTGGCGGTTGCAAAGGACTGATGCAGATTTCAGACCGCTGGCATACGGACCGGATGGAGCGGTTGGGAGTAACAGACATTTACGATTCGGACGGAAATATCCATGTAGGAGCCGACTATCTGGCAGAGTTATTTGAGAAGTATGAAGATGTTGGAATTGTGCTCATGGTTTACCACGGTGAGAAAAATGCAACGACTAAAACAGAATTAAGTGACTACGCTGACTGGATATTAACCAGGAGCGCAGAACTGGAAAGGATGAATGGAAAATGACGAACAGAGAAAAGTATGCGGAACAGATTATTAATATGGCTGCAAATGACATTAAAATAACTGTTGATAAGGAAGGAAGATTGAGCGATTGTCGTGCTATTAATTGCAATGATTGCGCATGGAGAAGTTCCATTAAATGCAGAAAAAAATTTAGGGAATGGTTAGAGCAGGAATATGTTGAACCACCTGTTGATTGGTCGAAAGTTGCGGTGGATACAAAGATTCTTGTGAGAGATTCAGAAACTGGACAGTGGAGTAGAAGACACTTCGCAAGATACGAAAACAATATTGTTTTTGCATGGGACTGCGGTTATACATCTTATTCTGCTAACGGATACTATAATGTTTCAACTTGGAAGTATGCCAAACTTGCGGAGGAAGACGTATGAGTGCCAAAAGGCGGTTTACAGTCAAAGGAGTAATCGGAAGATTCTTATTTAATCCTAAAGAGTGGGAAATCGACCGTGAAACATCATTTTACTATCGACTGGTGAACCGTGAGACAGGAATGAAAAAATGGATAAGAAAGGAGTATTTCCATGTTGAAGAAAGAAATTATCCCTATCGTCCGTGCGAATGAAATTTTGATTGCAGGATTGTTAGATGCAGGAATCTTGTATATCGGAGATGATAATATGATTCACGCAGCAGAAGACTGAAAGCCGGAGGAGTGAAGAAATGGAAAGGAAAATCAGAAAAATCTTGGTAGAACTTGGTCTGAAACAGTATTTGCCGGGATTCCAGTACATCATAGAGGTTGAAACGCTGATGTTTGAGAACCGGAACAGAAGACTTTCTGAAATCTACCGGATTATCGGAGAGAAACACAGCACAACCAAGGAAAGCGTGTATCGGGCAATCAAGTGGGTTATTGACAAGATAAACACAACCACAGAATTGTACAAGAAAATCAACGAGACAGACAAGCCGGTCTCAATCTATATGTTTGTTAATTCACTGTATTTATATCTTTGGGAGGATAGGAAAAATGAGGATTAAGAACATCTATTTGCAGAATTTCTGTAAATTCTATGGCTCTAACACACTGGACGCAGACATTTACGACCGGACAGAGATTTCCGGAGAGAATGAAACTGGAAAGTCCACAATCAAGAGAGTAATTCATTACATTTTTGGCTGCCGTGACGAGAACGGCAAAGAGATTAGCGGAATCAGACCGCACGATAAGGACGGCAATGACATTGACGGAGATATTACCACAGAAGTTACCGTGGAGATTGACGGTACAGACAAGGTTCTGAAAAAGGTTTGCCGACAGAATTACAACAAAAAGGGTGAGTTCACAGGAAATGTGACAGACTACTATATCAACGACATTCCTAAAAAACAGGCTGATTTTGACAGTTTTTTGGAAGAGTGTGCCTGTGATAAGAATAGATTTTCTCTTTGCATCAATGCCATGACACTGTTGCTTAAAGGCGGTACAGAGCAGAGAGCAATACTGGCTGAAACGTTTGGAAAGCACAGCAATGATGATATTTGCGACATGTATCCGGAGTTTTCACCTCTGAAATCTGTACTGCATGACGGCACGGTTGATGAATTGAAAAAGCGTTGCAACACACAGCTTTACGGCACAAGTGGAAGAAATGGCTCTAAAGGGTTACAGGATCAACTGGACGATATACCGACAAGGATTGACGAGGTTAGCAAGCGTAGGGAAGATATTGACCTTGCGGAACTGGAATTACAAAAGAATGCACTGTTGGAAAAGCTAACTGATAACATTGAGCAGCAGAACGACAATCAGAAGCGCATGACAGAGTACGACAATCTTTCAGACGGAATCCTTGAACTGAAAATTAAGTTGGGTGATTTGGAACATGAAGCGTATGAAGCTAATGCAACGAAACGTGAAAAACTGAACGAACTTCTTTCGGCTGTCAAGGAAGATGCACACGTTTTGGACGGAAAAATCAATAATGCCGTTCGTACTATTGAAATTCAGAAGGAAGATATTGAAGATTTCAAGAAGAAAAAAGAAGAGCAGAAAGTACTTTGGCAAAATGCAAAAAGCAGAATTTTTGATGAATCCACACTTGTTTGTTCTTATTGCGGACAGGAATATCCAGCAGAGAAGAAAGAACAGTTACGAACCGAATTTGAAGCACATAAGGCAGAGGAACTTACCAAAATTGCAGAGAACGGCACGAAATTTGCAGAGGAAATCGAACGGTTGAGTGAGAATATCTCCGAAGTTAATGTGATTTTGGAAGGACTGAATACAGAGAGAAATGCCAAGGCTTCGGAAATTATGAAGCTGGAAGAACAGTTGAAAGATATTCCTGCAAAGGTTGATGTATCCGGCACTGATGAATACAAGGCTATCCAGTCACAGATTGTCGAGAAAGAATTTGCCATGAACCGCTATGCGGATATGCAGAGCATGAGAATTGAACTGAAATGCACAGAGGAAGAGATTAGGGCAGACATTGAACAGGTAAACAAGAAACTGGACAGTGTGAGCATTAACGAGAGTGTGGATAAGCGTATTGCAGAACTGGAACAGGAGCGCAAGAACATTGCACAGAAGATTACGGATGTGCAGGCACAGCTTGACTTGTTAAAGAAATTCAGCCGGAAGAAGAACGAACTGTTGGAAGCTGATGTGAACAAGTATCTTTCTTTCTGTACTGTGCGGATGTTCAGACCTCTTGTGAACGGTGATACCGAGGAATGTTGCGACTTTATCTACAAGGGAGAACCTTACAGCCGAAACATGAACCACGGTGCGAAGATTCTGACGGAGATTGACATTTGCAATGCGTTTCAGAAGCGGTGCGGTGTGGAATTGCCTATCATGGTTGACGATACCGAGAGCCTTGATTCATGGAGAATACCGAAGATCGACAGCCAGTTGATTATGTTCCGCAGAAGTGATGATGCGAGTTTGAAAGTGGAGGAAGTGAAGAATGCCTAATAATGATTATGATATGGATAAAAAAGTTGAGATTTCTGCTGATGAAATGTGCAATGTAGTTGCAAAAACAATGGCAGAAGAGCCGTTTGATTCTATTATTACGAAGTCCCCTAGCATGAGTTTCATTTTTGCTCTTTTTGGAGCGGAAATTTCTGCCAAGATATTTTATGATGAGATAAAGAAAGGAGCTGCGGAGAATGCAGATTAAGAAAGAGACAGTCATTTCCGTTTTGACAACGAACGGTGAAACGATCAATATTGGTAACACGGTGGTTTTTAACGCAGAGGGCAAATGCTACATTGGCGTTTACATGGGTCTGACAGACCGTGGAGCCTTGAAATTTAAGGGAAAGATTGCAGGAACTGATGTCACATGGAACGTAATGCCTAAGAGTATTAAGGAAATTTGCAAGGCTGATGTAAAAGTGAAAAATGATGAATTTGGCAAGTTTATGAACGAGCCGGAAAGTGAGGAATAAGTATGAAACATAAATTCTATGTTGGAGATGTGGTTAAACCCAACAAAAAAGCAGATGAAGAGTATACCATAACTACCACATCTGTTGTAAGAGAAGCCATTGTTACAGAATTAAGAGACTATACGATGGAAATAAAAATCATAAAAGGGTCATGCAGTGTTGGGAAAGTATTTACGGTTGAAGAAAAATATTTTGATTTGATAAGAAAAGCAAAACAGGAAACCATTGTCATCTACCGTAACGACAACAAAGTGGTTGCGCTTGACAAGACCACTGGCAAGAAAGCAGAAGCCAAGTGCAATCCGGCTGATGAATTTGATTTCCGGACTGGCGCAAAGTTGGCTTTTAATCGGCTGATGGGCGAAGATGTGAAGCCTGATAACGGTGTCCGGGAGGTTAAGAGAAAAGCTAAAGTAGGTGAGTACGTCAAGGTTGTTGATGCGAAACCTGCTATTCTTTCTTATAAAAACGGAGATATTTTCAAAGTAACTTATGTTACGACATCAGGATGTATTTGCAAAAGTTCTGACGGAGATACTGGATTATGGCACGAAGAGTACGTTGTCCTTGAAAACTACAAACCGGAGAAAGAGCCGGACAAGAAAGACGAAATCTGCGTTGGAGATACCGTAAAGGTCACAGATTCTGGTAAGCAGTACAGAGCATACGGTAAATGGAGCGGTCTTAATGGATACAAACAGAATTTTGTCTATGGTTCATCCATTAGCACAGAAGATAACTACAAGGTTTTGGCAATTAAGAAGCACGACGATTGTTACACCAAAACTCTTGCACTGATTCAGAATCCCAAGACAAGCCAGGTATTCATCATTAACATTAAAGGTATTAAGAAAGTAGAAAGGTAGGCATGAGGTATGGCAGATAACACACAGGTATCAACACAACAGAGAAAAACAGGCATTACGACATATCTGAATAATGATGCCGTAAAAAACAACATTATCAGTGTAGTTGGAGAGAAAAATTCCACACGTTTTATTTCAAGCGTTGTTTCTGCGGTACAGGTTAATCCGACATTGGCACAATGCACGAATGGAAGTATTTTATCCGCAGCATTGTTAGGAGAAGCATTGCAGCTTACACCCAGTCCACAATTAGGACAGTATTACATGGTTCCTTATGATAATTCCAAGACAAAAAACAAGGAAGCGCAGTTCCAGTTAGGATATAAAGGGTATATCCAGTTAGCAATCAGAAGCGGACAGTATCGCAAGATTGTAGTTTCCGAAGTAAAAGAGGGCGAAGTGAAGTATTACAACCCTGTTACGGAAGAATTCTCTATGGATTCTATTCTTGACACAAGAGAACGTAATAAGTTACAGACAGTTGGCTATTATGCAATGTTCGAGTTAATGAATGGATTCCGTAAGGAATTGTACTGGACTAAAGATATGATGCAAGCGCACGCAGAGACATATTCCAGTGGATATCGCAATGACATCAGAAAGCATACAGCATACACATTCTGGTCTAAGAATTTTGATGCTATGGCAAAGAAAACCCTTATCAGACAGCTTATCAGCAAATGGGGAATTATGAGCATCGAAATGACAAAAGCCTATGAGAATGATATGGCTGTGATTGATGAAAATGGAAATGCTCATTACGTTGACAATCAGATTAGTATGCAGGAAGTAGTTGCACAAGATGTTGCAGAGAATGCGAACACTGTTGAATTTGAGGAAGGTTCTTTCAAGGAAGTACCGCAGACCGCAGAGACGGACATTGCTAACGCAGAGACACCGGATTGCTTTAAGTAGGAGGAAAAAATCTATGAAGATTTTGGAAGGGAAAGAGAAAGAATACAAAGACTGGTACGACAAAAACGATGATCCGTACGGCAGAGCATGTTTTACTTATGCAGAGCGTTGGGCTGAAATGATGGAGCCGGGAATTGAAAATTCGGACAATCCCATGCAGTACCTTATTGATAATGCTGAAAAGTTATCACATGAAGCAGACGAAGAAGGAATCACAGGATTCATGTATGGATGTGCCGTAAGCATCTTATCACAGTGTTGGGAGCATGGAGAAGTGCTTCGGAAATGGCATAACAGGGAATGGGGTTATGACGGTGACGGAGTTGTTAATCCGGCAATTATGACGATCGGTGGTGCAAAGTGAAACTAAAATGTTTAGGTTCCGGTTCTTCCGGTAACTGCTATCTTCTAACGGCAGATAACGGTGAAACGCTTTTACTGGATGCAGGACTTACTATCATGGACATAAAACGTGGTCTTAACTGGGATATTAAGTGCGTTGTGGGTGCGATATGCACCCATACGCACAAAGACCACTCATTATCCGTATCAGACCTTGAACACATGGGAATACCAGTATTTAAGCCATATGAAAGTTTAGAACCTATGGAAATAGGGTTTACTGGTGGAATAATAATGGCATTTGATCTTACGACACTGGATGGTAAGTGGACACATACCAACGCTGACGGTTCAGAATGCCCTTGCTATGGATTTCTGATAACCCACCCGGAAATGGGAAAACTTCTGTATATTACCGACACGGAGTTTTGCAAGTGGAGATTTGCAGATGTAAACCACATCTTAATTTCCTGCAACTATCAGAAGAAGTACATTGATGATGAAAATGTTGCGAAAAGGAATCACGTTTTTCGTGGTCACATGGAACTTGGAACTGTGAAAGATTTTGTGATGGCTAACAAAACAGATAGCTTGCAAAACGTCATATTGTGCCATTTAAGCCGTGATAATGCAGTACCCAGTGAATGTGTCGCAGAGGTCAAAAAGATTGCTCCTATGGCTCATGTGGACGTTGCACAGGGCGGTAAGGAATGGATTTTGAGGAATGGAAAGGAGTGTCCGTTTTGAGTGGTGGAAGTTTTGGTTATTTGTGCTACAAAGATGTTTCTGAGTTAATGGAACCGTCAGGTATCTCCGAACTTGAAAGCATGGTTCAGCACTTGCAAGAGTACGGTTACGAGGACATAGCACGAGATACACAGCGGTTGATTGAGTATATCCAGTCGGCAAGTATCAGAATCGAGGTTTTGAGTGAGAATCTTAACGGTGTTTTCCATGCGGTAGAGTGGCATGAGAGTGGAGATATTCGCAGAGAGACCATGATTGTGGAACTGGAAAAGTACAGAAATGGTGGTGCGAATGGCTGACACATTTTATAGACCACTTACACCACAATTAAGAAGTGAAATAATGCAGAGTATTGATTCTAACATATCCGAACTGAATACCTGCCAAAGCAATTCTTTAGTAAATATGCAAAAGACAGGATATGGGGCATTGAGAAATATTATAAATGCTTTGCCAGACGGATATTTGATTCCATTTGAAAGGCGGTGAAGTGGTTGGCTGATTGTAAGAACGTAGCAAAGGCAAAAGCCATTGAGAAAAAGAACCGTGAACGCATACTGACTGTTAATCCTCATGTGGACGAAAAAAGCGGAATCTATTTTCTGACAAGGACAGACGAGGACGGTTTTCGATATGCCTATATCGGGCAAGCGGTCAATCTGCTTTCAAGGCTTGCCGGACACCTTAAAGGTTATCAGCACATAGACCTGTCAATCAAAAGTCATGGACTGTATTCCATGGACAACATCTACGGCTGGAAAATCGGATTTATGCACTATCCGGCTGAAGAGTTAGATAATTGGGAGCAATACTGGATAAAGAAGTATGCTGACGGTGGTTATCAGCTTAGGAACAAAACGAACGGTAGTCAGGGTGAGGGAAAGAAGCAGATCGCAGACTATAAACCGTCTAAAGGCTACCGTGATGGCATCCAGCAAGGCAGAATCAACCTTGCAAGGGAACTTGCGAACATAGCTGACAAACATTTGGTTATTAGCCTTAAGCCGGAGAAACAGAACAATTCCATATCACAGAAGCAGTATCAGAAGTTTATGGAATTGTTGCACACGGAAAAGGATGGTGAAGAGAGTGGTTAAGTACGTGGATGAATGTTGTGATTGTGCCGTTCCTGCTTATCCATGTCTCGGCAGCAGTTGTCCGAACCGTAATGTGAAACATCTGTACTGTGACGGTTGCAAAAATGAGGTAGAAGAACTTTACGATTTTGATGGAATACAACTATGTAAGAAATGCCTGTTAAAGAAGTTTGAGAAGATTACATGAGTGAAAAAAATTACGATTGTAGCTGTTGGAATGAGTACCCAAACACAATGCACTCAATCAACGGACGCACTCACAAACCGTATCAAAGTGGTAGATGGAAATGTGTTGATTGCTACGAATATGTAGGAAAATCAGAATACGGTGCTACTCATTGCAAAAGGAAAGAGCCAGAACTTGAAAAGAGGTGATACATAAAATGCCAAAACGATATGACAATCCGCAGGAAATTTTGAAAATCATGCGGCAGACAGAACTTTTGAAGCAGTCTGCGGAGAGAAGTCCATTCACCGGAATACTGACACTCTTCTGTTATACCTTGTGGAAAGACTACAAGTATTCACAGACGAAACTTTCCGAATTCTGTGGTAAATTCACCGAGTATAACGAAAAGTACGAGAATGAGCCTTATACGGAGTTACAGAGCATGCTTAACGATTTTGCAGACTGGACGATTGAGTACAAGGAATTTACAGAAGCTGATTATCCACATTACAAGTCAGTTGTAGCGCAGAAATGCATCCGGGAACAGGTCAGATGCAACAACAGAATCAATGATTTGTCCACAAGGTACATCCTATATGGAATGGTGATCCTTATGGAAGATGGATTTGGTAAGAAGAAGCTGACGAATTTCAAGGATAAGTTTTCAGACCACATGGACAAAACAGGAGACAAATGCAACGGAAAAGATTTCATGGACTTGTGGAAAGAACTGGTGGAAAACACTGGAATCTATATAGAGAAGCCTATTTTTGAGTAAGGAGTTCTAAATGGCAGAAAAACGAATGTTCAGCGCAAAAATAATTGAAAGTGATGCTTTTTTGGATATTCCTGCTACGGCTCAAATGCTTTATTTCCATATTTGTATGAACGCTGACGATGACGGATTTGTGAACAACCAACGAAAAATCATAAGGATGTGCGGTGCTTCTGATGATGATTTGAAAGCATTGATAGACAATAGATTCCTTTTATCTTTCGATAGTGGTGTTGTACTGGTGAAACACTGGCGGATTCACAACTACATTCCACCGGATCGTTACAAGCCGTCATGCTATGTGGATGAAAAAAGCAAAATAGGTGTGAAACTAAATGGGTCCTACACAACGGACCCTAAAAAGATGGTTTCTCCAGTAGAGGGAAATCCAAAGAAGCGTTGCTACGACAATGAAATCAAACTTGATAAGAGGTGATATAAATGCAGATGACAGGTTATGAATTGTTGGAAAATTATGAAAAAGCGGAGGATAAGGACAAACAGATTCAGATTCTTGCGGATCTGAACCACATTCCGGTTGATATGGTGAGTTTTGTGATTGATAACAGTGAGAAATTCGATACTTCAGAGACCCCGTTATCCACAGAAGAATTTGCCAAGTGGTGCGAAACGGAACTTGACCGTGTGGATGCTCATATCCATGCACAGGAAAAATATTACAGAGAAATTTGCAATGTATACAGAATTGCAAGTACATACGGGAAAAGGAGTGTAGATTTGTGAGAGAGGGAACAGGAAACTTTCAGAACGGTGACTTACTCTACATGGCTACACATCCGGTTGCTAATGCTATTAGAATCGGACGCACGAAGCCGTATGACTGTAGCTATCCAGTGATGGAGAGCAAGCCGAGGATTGCGGGAAGGAGCAAGTATGGAGAGATTAACAACTAACAAGAATGTATCAGATATGGGAATGGTTGAACTGGCACTTAATTGCTGTTACATAGCAAAGGATGGAAGTGGCAGATACAGAGATTATGAGATTGATATGGACGAAAGAGATTTCGTAAGAAAACTCACAACTACTTTGGTAGGAGAAGATTTGCCATTGCAAGACGAATCTTTTGACGAAGAAATGATGGACAACCTCGGGATTGACCCGTTTGCAGATGTAAGAGGTCTTATTGCGATATTCTACCGCAATATGTGGGCAATGGCTGAGTTGAGGGAAAAGTTGAAACGATATGAAGATGCCGAGGAACAGGGATTGCTTCTGCGGTTGCCGTGCAAGGTTGGAACAGAAGTCTACAACATTACTTGGTGGGATGATGTTCAAGAAAAAGTAGTAGTAAAAGGAAAAACATATTGCCGAACAGTCCATAAGCACAAGGTAACAAAGTCAACTTTCAGTTACTTTGATATAGATGAATTTGGCAAAACTATCTTTTTAACCAAAGAGGAATCCGAAGCCAAGCTGAAAGAAATGGAAGGTGCGGAATGAAGAGAGAAGAAGCTATCAAATTATTAAACGATATCCATAGTCAGTGTTGTGATACGGCAAATATTCTTTGCACACTTGATGCTAATAAAAGATGTGATGCATTACAAATAGCAATCACCGCCTTGCAGAATCAGCCGGTGTGGATTCCGGTGAGTGAGAGACTACCGGAAGAAAAGGAAAGCTTTTTTGCAAAATTCAAAAATACTGACAAGTGGAAAAAAGGAATGTTTGAAAAAACATCTAGCACAGTGATTGTCACAATTTGTGACGATAGGGAAAACCGTAGAACTGCTACAGCACGTACATTTGATGGAAGATGGAAATCCGACTTTTTATTTAAAGGCGATAAAATCACAGCCTGGATGCCACTGCCGGAACCGTACCAGGGAAGTGAGCCACATAAGCAGACCAACGCAGACCGTATCAGGAGCATGACGGACGAGGAACTGGCAATGGCTATTATGTGTCCTGCGGAATTTACTGGAAGTGACAAGGTATGTGATTTTAGTCATGACTGTAAAGATTGTACGTTGGCATGGTTGCAAAAAGAAAGTGAGGAATGATGATGCAGGATAGATATTTATTCCGTGGAAAGCGGATTGATAATGGAGAATGGGTACATGGTTACTTGTTTGATGATGGATTTGAAAATGGAAGAGTATTTATTGGCGGAATTGTTATTGAAAAATACAATGGAACTGCTTGTGATGATTGGAATGTTACTGGTATAAATTTCTACGAGATAGACCAGAACACAATCTGCCAGTGCACCGGACTTGAGGATAAGAACGGAAGGCTGATCTTTGAGAATGACATTGTTAAACATTACAATGATGAATCACATCCAGAAATCTATTGCACCGGCACTGTACTTTGGGATGAGAATTATGCTGGATTTTATCGGACAAGTAATGAGTATGGATTATCAAAGCCACGTATAAACAGGGATTGTATTTATAAGGTTGTCGGTAACGTATTTGATAATCTGGAGTTGTTGGAGGTGTAGGAATGACAGAGAATGAAGCAATCGACGAATTAAATATGTCTATAGATTTTGCGAAGATGTGTACGGAAAATCCTGAAAGGAAAAGAGAAGTGCAAGGCTATGAAACAGCAATCAAAGCCCTTGAAGAAATCCAGCAGTACCGTGAAATCGGCACAGTAGAAAAATGCTTGCAGAATAAAGATTTCTTGGATTTCCTTGCGGACAAGATGAACCCGAACGATTTTGAAATATACTTGCGCTTATACAATGCGTTGAAAGAAAAGGGGTGTGAATAATGAGTGAAGAACTGAAACAATGCCCGTTCTGCGGCGGGGAAGCAAAAATTAAAGCAGCTACAAAATCTTACAGTTTTACCATTTGGTGCGCATGTAAATGCGGTGCAAGGACAGAGGGATTTTGCCCGGACACAAACAAAGAGGATGACACTATGGAGAATATCGAGGAATGTAAGAAAAGAGCCATAGAAGCATGGAACAGGAGGGCGAACGATGAAAATACTAATTGATATTCCAAAGGCATTTGAAGTGGACTATAACACAGACCGATTCGCAGAGTTCTTCCATCGATGTCTTTCGGATATGGATACCTGTTGTGGTAACTATGAGCAGGAGACCGCAGAGATGATGGAAAAGGCATTTACAGAGAGTAAGATCTACGACCAGGACAAGGTTGTAGAACAGTTGGAAGAAAGAACATCGTTTTTGAAAGACTGTACAAAGTATGGAAATCAGACAACAGATCAGCAGTCAAAATCCTACGACACTATGATGATGTACGAAGTCAAGGATTTGGTAGATGATTTGTTGGAGATTGTAAAGGCAGGTGGTGTAGATGCGAAAACCGATTCCTAAATCTGTTAGAAAATTAGTGTACGCGAAATACAACGGTCACTGTGCTTACTGTGGCTGTGATATACCGGAGAAAGGTTTTAATGTAGATCATTTGCATTGCATCAGAAATTATGAGTACACCGAAGAATTTACCGGAATTGACGTACACGACATAAGCAATCTGATGCCGTCTTGTGGTTCGTGCAATCGCTACAAGGCAACAATGGAACTGGAAGACTTTCGAAAGCAGTTGCAGAAGATACCGGACAGGCTGGCAAGAGATGTGTGCACATACAATATCGCAGTCAGATACGGCATGGTGCAGGAAAACAGAGAACCGATTAAGTTCTATTTTGAGAAAGTAGGTGCAGGGGATGGCAATTAAACCGATTTTATTCAATACCGAAATGGTTCGGGCAATTCTGAACGGGAGAAAGAGTTGCACCAGAAGAATCAATAAAGATGCCAATGATTATGTTGTGCCGGATATGGATTTTTATGATTCTGATAAACGTACTTACGCAGTACATAACTATGCGGACAAAGAACACACAGACAAGTTAAGCATATCAGAAAGAACCTGCCCGATATGTCCGGGCGATATCCTGTATGTCCGGGAAACATGGACAGAGGAATGTGGGAAATATTATTATCGTGCGGACTATGACAGCGATTATTTAGACCCATGTGAAACCTTATCTGGTGGTTATCCGGCAAGTTGCAGAAATCATCTTGGATGTGACGGATGTATGGCAACTTCAACGAGAATACACTGGCACCCATCAATTCATATGCCGAAAGAAGCCGCTCGTATCTGGCTTAAGGTTACGGATGTGAAGGTAGAGCGGTTGCAGGATATTACAGAGGAACAAGCATGCATGGAGGGCACAGACCCGTGGGATGAAGTATGTTACGAAAACAACGGATGGCATCCAACGTTTTCAGACCCAGACAGCGGTGGAGACCCTAATATGGTCGATGGATTTCATAAACTTTGGAACTCCACCATCAAGAAATCCGATCTTGACCGTTACGGTTGGGATGCTAATCCGTGGGTGTGGGTTATCGAATTTGAAAGATGCAAGAAACCGGAGGAGGATAAACGATGCGATTGATTGATGCGGATGATTTTATAAAAAGGTTCCGCTACGGGGAGGCGGATTAGATGGCTAAGGCAATGGGTGTCAGCCCTATCACAGATACTATTTATTATGGTAATCTGAAAAATGATAAATGGGTAGGAAAAAAGGAAGACGTTACCCAAATGGCAATCAAGGCTGTTTTTGAGTGGTTTATGCACAAGCATGAGCAGAACTGTCCTAATGGGGAATATCAGATACGTTTCCCTGGAACACCCTATGTGTTGTCTATAAGAAAAGAGGAAAAAGGTGGTGAATCAAATGACACACATTGAGACCTTGGTCATGAATCAAGTGAGAGAATCACTGGAGAAGTTAGAAAAGCAAGGAGTAGGTTTTATTGGTGCAGAATACACCAAAGAGATCCAGTACAACGTTGATGGTAGAACCATCAGAGTAAGAGTAGCGGAGGCACCAGATGCAGAACATTGATTACGCTTCCCTGTACGAGCAGAATGAGGACTTTAAGCGGTATGTTGACAGATACTGCGTGAAGCACAGAATCAGCGTGGATGAAGCCTTACAGCACTATCTGGTGCAGATGGCGGGCAGGATGTACAAGGAGCAGATGGATAACAAGGTAGAATAGATCAGAAAGGAGTAAGAGGTTTGCTGGCCAGCGTGAAAGACGTCTTTACTCCAATTAAAAATGAGTGATTTAGATAAGTTTGATTACGAATGTCAGAATCAGATGAGCATTTTTGACATAATACGTGAACCGATACGGATTACAAAGCCTATAAGGCTGATAGAACTGTTTGCCGGATATGGTTCACAGGCAATGGCACTGAAACGTATCGGTGCGAAATTCGAGCATTACAGAGTTGTGGAGTTTGATAAGTATGCCATAGCAAGTTATAACGCTGTGCATGGCACTGATTTTCCAACAATGGATATAACACAGGTTCATGCTGCGGATTTAGCCATTACGGACACTGAAACCTTTACTTACTTACTTACTTACTCGTTTCCTTGCACCGATTTGTCGGTTGTCGGAAAGCAAATGGGAATGAGTAAAGGTAGTGGAACAAGAAGCGGTTTGCTGTGGGAAGTGGAACGGATTCTGACAGAAATACATGAAAGTGGCGGTGAATTACCGCAGATTCTGTTCATGGAAAATGTTCCGCAAGTCCACGGAAAAGCAAATATGCCGGACTTTCAGAAATGGATTGATTTTCTTGTTAGTCTTGGATATGTGAACTACTGGCAAGATTTGAATGCTAAAAATTATGGAGTAGCACAGAACAGGGAACGGTGTTTTATGTTTTCGTTTTTGGGAAATTACAATTACAGTTTTCCCAAGCCTATTCCTCTCAAAAAGAAGTTGAAAGACTACCTTGAAGATGATGTTGACGAGAAGTATTACATCAACAATGAAAAGGCTGAAAAGCTAATAAAACAGCTTGTTGACAACGGAACGCTGCCACAGCAAAATCCTGAGAGCATAGCAGAGCAGACTTGCGTTGACGGAACAATCTGCGAACCAAAAGAATGCAATATTGCAAACTGTATCACAAGCAGACAAGACAGAGGAATCGCAAATGTTCGATCGGTCGGAAACTGTATTGCTGAAAAACATGGGAGAAACGGTTGATAAGCAGATAGATGTTGCCGTCACATTGAGAGCAAGAGATTACAAAGGCCTTGATAATTACGGTAGCAATGGAGTGATCGAATGGAAGTAATACAGATAGGCAACATAGCCGATGAAAAGAATTTCAGTAATCCTCAAGCTGGAAGAATTTATGATGTGGGGGGGGTGCAGTCCAACATTGAGTACTATGCAAGGTGGAAACAGGGAGCCTAAAGTAATTGTAGAGGAATTAGGATTTATGGATAACGGCACAGGAAAACATCAATCAAACACAGTTTACAGTGAGAGTGGGTTGTCTCCGAGTATTACAACAATTACTGGTGGTGGAACACAACAGATTAAAATTGCAGAAAGTAAGATAGTTGCTATGCGTGGTAGAAGCCCGGACAATCCGTCTGACAGATCCGTGGGAAGTCCGACAGAACAGAGGTTAGAACCGAATATGAGTGGAACGAGTAATTGTCTGACAAGTGTGCAGAAAGATAATCTCGTACTTGAACCAAAATACAGGATTAGGAAGTTGACTCCGAGAGAATGCGGTAGGCTCATGGGAGTATCAGACGAGGATATATCCAAAATGGCAGCAGTGAACAGCAACACGCAGCTTTACAAACAATTTGGAAATAGCATTGTGGTAGATGTCATGTGCGCAATGTTCCGCAATCTGAATATCAATCAATAGCGTGGTACATACAAATGAACAAAATACAGCACATATCAGTAGGAGACATCATCAAGAACGAGGAAACAGCCTATGAGGGATTTGGCAGCAGGGACAAAATCACAAGGGAATACGTCGTAATAGAAGTATATCCCTACCATGTTCTGACAAGAGACATCAAGACAGGAGTTAAGCGGTTATTCAGCTACGGTGACTTGATTACTCTTGGAATTGAGTAACCGAGGTTTAGAGTGACGGAAAGCGAAAAAAGTGCAAGGAACTGAAATCAGGAACTAAAAAGTGAAATTGAGATTTGAGTTGTTATTTTGGTAAATTAGAAGTTGATTTAATAACTTAGAAAAATGGAGGTGAAGCAATGTTTATAAATGCAAAATGTAATACATGTTCAGAACCAACAAAATATGTAACTGGATTTTGGGATGGTGAAAACGGAGAACATGGTTGTTTGCATGATTGCAAAAATACGGAATGCTTAGTTAATCAATTGCATAAGATTTCGGAATCGCAGGCAATGAAAGACAGAATGCATATACAGGAACTCAATGGAGCTAAAGGAATGTATGCAGGGTATATAGCAGCCAAAAGGAAAGATGCAAGGATACCAATGTATAAAATGGCACAGATTTCCGGTTGCAGTCCTGCGGAATATAGCGCATATGAGCATGAGCGGAAAGAATTTGATCCGGAAGTTTACAGGAAATGCGTAGAATACTTGAAAGAGTAACTTAGAATTTAGGAGGAAAATACAAATGGCAAAATTTATTAAAGCGTGTGAATGTCCAAGGTGCGGTAAACTTTGTAAAAGTGATGGAATATCACTTGATTTGACAACAGAGGACAATGTAATTTCGTTAAATAGTTTTAGCTACGAAGTATGGCATTGTGATGATTGCGACATAGATTTCGGAACGTGTGAGGTCGAAAATATTATCGAGAAATCTTAAAAAGGAGAATGGCTTATGAAGTTGTCAAAACTGACTAAGCCGGAACTTGATGAAATCTTCCGGAACGCCAATTTCACGGAAGAGGAAGAGAAAGTGTTTTGGTTGCTTGCACGAGGTAAGAGTTTAGAGCAGATATCTGCAAAAACTTTTCTTCCAATAGCAACCGTAAATAGAAGAGTAAAAAGTATAAAAGATAAAATCGGAGGTGAAGAAGTTTTGAATAAAACGGTTCCTGTATGGGAAAAAGTAACACTAACACTTGATGAAGCTGCCGAATACAGCAATATAGGAATAAATAAAATCAGAGAAATTTCCAACAATCCAAGATGTAATTTTGTAATTTTTGTAGGGAAAAAACGTTTAATAAAGCGAAAAGAATTTGAAAAACCACGGAGCATAACGACCGACCTGACCCGATGAACTGATATAACGCATATCGTGATTGCAATCGGTAACAGGAGTG